ACGAAATCGACATCGACAAGGCAGATGGGGGCACTCTTCGTAAGAAGCTGGAGGAAACACTCCAGCGGAACAAGACCCTCGAAGAGCTGGCATCCACCTCCGCAGCCAAGGCGGCTATCGGAGAGCATGGGTACTCGCTCGTGAAGGAAGAGGATCTGAAGGGAGTGTCGGCGGACCAGGTCGAGGCGAAGGCCAAGGAGCTGCAAGAGCAGCGTGAGGCCAGTCGTCTGGAAACGGTTCGCAGTGTGCTCGCCGAGCGTGGGCTGGATGGTGAAGACCTGGAAGCTGCGGTCGAGGATTTCCTCGGCAGCAAGCAATCCTCTTCGGAGGGTGAGGACTTCACCGGGATCGAAAGCATTGGAGGCTCTCGACCGACCCGCACTCCGACGGTTCCGAAGATGGACGATGCGTTGGGCAACTTCACATCGCACTTCGAGGAGACCGCCAAGCGCACCCGGAAATAATTCGTACGCAACCTGATTGAGGTAACAAAATGCCCGCTGGGTCTCTGACCTTGCTCGAGGCGAACAAGGATTCGACCAACAAGTTGAAGAGGGGCGTGGTCGCCACGCTCATCCAGGAGTCTCCGATTCTTGAGATGATCCCCTTCATGAGCTTCAATGGCAACGCCATCGAAGTTGAGGTCGAAGTCTCTCTGCCTTCGCCCGCATACCGTTCCGTCAACGAGACGTATACCCGTTCCTTCGGGGGTAACACCAAGCGCATGTTCGGTGTTTCCATCCTGGGCGGGGAAGTCTTCGTCGACAATTACCTCCTCAAGGTCCATTCGAACCAGGCCAATGCCAAGGCCAAGCAGTATCGGAAGTTCTCGAAGGCCATGTCTCGGACGTGGGACAAGTCCTTCTTCGACGGTACCGGCACTGCCAAAGACTTCAAGGGCGTGAATGCTCTGATCGATGAAGGTCTTGGCCAGAAGCTGATCCAGTCTTCGGGCGGAGGCGCCCTCACCCTGGACCGGCTGGATGAAGGCTTCGACCTCTTGAGGTCGCAGTCTCTTCCCGATGCGATTCTGATCAACCGGACTTTGCGCCGGAAGGTCACTTCGCTCGCTCGTTCTACTGTCACTGGGATTTCGTTGATCGATGTGGGCACCGACGTCTTCGGACGTAAGGTGAACATGTACAACGATGCCCCGATGCGACTCATCGGAGACGACATTGCTGGGAACGCTCTGCTCGACTTCGACGAAGACCCGGGAGATGCGTCGTCTGACACGGCGTCGATCTACCTCGTGGCTTTCGGTGAGGACGAGAACGTCTACGGGCTGTCTGGTCTCGGTGGATCTATGGAGGTCCGTGACTTTGGGGAGACCGAAGCTGCTCCCGGCCATCTCGGCCGTGTGGAGTGGTATCCCGGCCTCGCCATCGACAACCCGTACTCGATCGTCCGAGTGTACGGCATCCTGAACTCCTAGGAGGTGAACTAAATTGGCTCAAAGTTCTTTGACCCCTGGTCCTGGACTCCCCATCCGTGATGCTCTCGCAGTGTCGTGGCTGTTGGACTCCGAGGCCACTGCCGGCACCGAGACTGGTGACTGGGAGGAAGTTCACTTCCCTGGCCCGGTCCAGATCGAAGTAGCGCTGGCTACCACAGCCGGCACTGTCACTTCGGCAGACCTGGAGATCCAGGCGGCCGACGCTGACGATGCTGATGGTGACCCGGATGAGATTCAGCGTCTCGGCCGGTTCAGCAACTTCGTTGCCACTGACGATGATGTGACATTCGTGCTGGATGTGACCTGCTACAAGCGGTTCATGCGGCCGGTGCTCATCACTGTCGGCTCTGGTGCGGACGTGATCGCTACGGTCACTGTCCGCCAGCGTGACGTGCATCGTGGCGTTGTCGGTTCGGGTGCTGTGATCTCCTAGATCACGGACAACCCCTTATTGGAGAGGCTCCCTTCGGGGGGCCTCTTCTCTTTACGCCTTCCGGGTGGATAGTAGATGTCACTCTCCAACTTCCTTGAGACTGCCCTGTGTAACCATCTTCGGGGCGGGACTGCGTACACCCAGCCGACGAACCTTTATGTGAAGCTCCACTTGGGTGATGCGGGCGAGGCTGGCACTGCCAATGCTGCGGCTGAGACGACTCGGATTGAGGTGACGTTCGGCGCTCCGTCTGACGGGGTCATGCTGAACGACGCCGAGGTTCTCTGGGAGGCGGTGTCGACGACCGAGTCTTACACCCATTTCTCTGTCTGGGATGATGTCTCGGCCGGGAACAACCTGGGTGCTGGGGCTCTCGGGGCAACGGTGGAGATCACTGCCGGCGAGGATGCCAGGTTCGCTGTCGGCGCCTTGTCCTGGACGTTCGCCTAACCGGGGTAGTCCCCGGTGACTACTCGCCCTCCTCTCGACCAGCCTCAAGACGAGGTCTTTGTCGGCCGGATTGTCCCCTCTCAGAAGGACGACGATGTTGATATTGGGCTGGTCTACGATGACGTAACCGGCGAGATCGTCGGGCTCTACGGTCACAACAACACGGAAGACACGATCCACCTGTCTCTCGGGGTTGGTGCTCGTGTGGAGCGGATCACTCTCGAGCCGTTCACCACCATGCGTCAAAGGGCGAACCTGCCTGCTGGCCGCCGGCCCTCGATGCGTCCAGCCACCATTGCCGATCACCCTTGGCAGCAGGCTGCCGGATGGGTGGCCGGGTTCGATTCGGTCACTGTCGAACGTGTGTATGCGAGGCCGGAACGGAACTCTCCGGTGGTGCTGTCGGAGGCGATCACCGAGTTCGTGTCGTCTGAGTCCACCACTCATAACGTGCCGATGCCGGCCACGGTCAACCCTGGTGACCTGCTCGATGCCGGGTCGTATATCACTGGCTCGTCGACCATCTCGGCTAGTGGGTTCACTCTGACCGGCTCTCAGGCCAACACGAGCGGGGATGACACCAGGCTGAGCTTGTTTGCTAAGAATGCGGTCGGCAACGAGGACGGCACCAACGTCAACTTTGCCACCTCGTCGAGCGCTTTCATGTATGTCACTCTCCGCCGGATCGAGGAGGGTTCCTGGTCGGGCGACGTCGCAGACATAGAGGCTGCTTTTGCTACTGGGACTTCGACCACTCCGAACCCTCCCAACCTGGCGCCCAGTGGCGGGTCGGCTGACTACTTGTGGATCGCCTGGGGTTGTAAGGATTCCAGCGGGACGATCACCAGCGCTCCCACCAACTACACGAACCTCATCACCGGCTCGGGCGGAGCGAACATGGGCACGGCTCGGCGGACTCTCGAAGCCTCGTCGCAGGATCCTGGCACATTCGGTGGGTCTAGTTCGCAGCCGTATATTGCGGCGACCGAGGCAATCCCGCCGGCGTCGGGTGCGGAACCTCTAGAACTTGACGGGAGTATCAGCGGTGCCGGCACTCTCGCCGGCACGCTGGGTATCAGGCGTGTCCTCGCTGGCAGCCTGGCTGGAGCTGGTGTCCTGGCAGGGGATCTGATCGCCCGGCGGGCGCTTACTGGTTCTCTGGCAGGGTCGGGTCTTCTCGCCGGGGACATGCTCCGGGTGCGTGACCTGGCTGGTGGGGTGGTGGGGGACGGGGCTCTGGCTGGCACACTGGCCATCGTCGTCGTCCATGATCTGACCGGGTCTCTTACCGGGTCGGGAACTCTGGCGGGGGATCTGACCATCTTCACTGTCCACGATCTGACGGGGGCCCTGGTGGGCACTGCCACTCTCGAGGGGGACATGCTCCGGGTCAGGGATCTGACTGGCCAGCTCGTCGGAAACGCAGTGCTGGCGGGGGATATGGTCCGGGTTCGGAGTCTCACTGGGAGTCTGACCGGGACGGGGAGTTTAAACGGCACCCTGGTGGTCGTGTTCCCGTTCCCCTCCTCGATGGACTATCGCTCGGTCATGAGGTTCAGGCCGGCTCGTAGACGTTGACGGGCGCCGGGTGGATAGTAGATGCCAGCTTTCACTGACGTGACTCTCGAGTCTCTAATCGAAGAGACTCTCGACGTCCTCTACCGGTCTGCCGAACGTCCCGCCCAGGTGATCGTCGGGTCGACCGCCATCAGCGACGACAACGACACCACGCTCACCCTGTCTACAGGGACGGTCGATGTGACTGACCGCCTGGAGGGCGGGTCCGAAGTGATGCTTGTCACTGGGAAGAGCGCTGATGCTGACCCGGTCTACACCGTGAGCCGAGGCTACTTGAACACGGTCAAGGAAGCACATTCGACTGGGAGTGTCCTGTTGAAGGGGCCCGAGTTTCATCGTGCCCTGGTGGAGAGGTGGGTCCGCAAGGCGGTCTCGTCGATCATGAACACGGAACTGCCGTATCTCGAGTCGGCCACGTATGCTCGGCATGCCACCTACTCGTATATCGAGCTGCCGGCGGATTCTCTAGGCGTCTTCCAGGTCCGACATTTCGGCGTTCTCGACGGTCGTGTTGCCGGTCATGGCGGGTGGAGGTTCGAGGAGCTGCCGACGGATCTGGTCGCCTCGGGAAAGATCCTCCGGGTCAGCTCGGGTGTGACCGAGGATGACGAGCTGATCGTCGACGTGTGGCGCCCGTACACGTTCACTGGTACGGGGGAGGCTGCCACAGTGCCTTTGCCGGTCACGGCTACGGATGTTCCCGTGTTGTGGGCTGCTGCCTACGGCATGGCCCGGCGTGAGATTTCGAAGGCTGAGGTCGACAAGATCGAAGAGTGGAATCAGGGGGAGGCTGCTCGGCAGGGCGTAAACCTTCGAATGATCCGTGACATGTGGGGCGAGGTGTACCGGCGTGTGGACGAGTCGAAGGACGTTCATCGCCTGCCCAAGACTCGCCCCTTCCAGAAGATAGCGAAGGTCTGGTAATGGCTGCTACTAACCGATTGTTCGTCGACCTCATTTCGGGGACACTGTCTGCTGACCCTGGCGTGTCTGGCACCACTCTCGACGGGGCTTTCCTCGCTGACCTGCCCGTGGTCGCCGACCCGGATTTCATTGCTCTGACGATTGACCCGGAGGCGGCTGATGGGGATCCTGAGATCGTCTGGGTGACAGTCCACTCTTCGGCTGCGACCTCGGCGACGGTCCTCCGTGAACAGGAGGGCACGACTGAACGTGCGCATGATTCGGGTACGAAGGCGATTGCTGGCCTGACGGCTGACGGTCTCACCTCGGCGATCCGTTCGCTCTACCCGGTCGGATCGATCTATTTCAATGCGAGCGTCGCTACCAATCCGGGCACCCTGCTCGGGTTCGGCACTTGGGCAGCCTTCGGCGAGGGACGGGTACTGGTCGGACTGGACTCTGGCGACACCGACTTCGACACTGTCGAGGAGGAAGGCGGCTCCAAGACCCAGGCGACTCACGTTCACGAGGTTGACCCGCCCATCACGACCAGCGCCATCGAAGCTCAGACTCAGGTATCCGCTGATTCGGGCAACGACAATGGTGTTGCTGTCGACGATCACACGCACACTGTCAACATCGCCCCTTTCAACTCGGCGGCAGCAGGTGACGATTCGATTGTCCAGCCATATGTCACTGTCTACATGTGGAAGAGGACTGCATGAGCTTGGCGCTCGGAGGTTACGCCTTCGGCACCGAACCTCTCGCAGGAGACCCGCTCCACGATCCGCCGACCGTGGTCGTGACCGCTCCGACTGGAACAGTGTCGACCGGTGGTCCAGTTTTGACTGTCGAATGGGATTACGCCCAGCCTCAGGGCGACGCTCAAGAGTGGTATCGGGTGCTCGCCCAGAATGATGCTGGCACGACCACCTTCTACGATTCTGGCTGGCTGCCTGGAACTGACGCCTCTCTCGGTGTCGACGTCGACGCTGAGGAGATCCCTCACGACTCGTCTGACCTGACTTGGATGGTCCAGGTGCGAGGGCCGGAGGGGATCGGTACGGGCACTGTAGCCCGGTATCAGGTTGAGGATGATGAGGCGATCGTCATCGACTGGGGCGATCCGGCTGCTGCGATCACGGCGCCGGGAGATGGCGGGGTTGTGGACGAGCTGACCGGACTGGACGTGTCTTGGACGTTCACTGATGCTGGGAAAACCCAGTCTGCCTACCGTGTGAGGCTGCTCCTCCACGATTCGAGCCTGGTCGAACATGACACTGGCTGGGTGGCTAGTGCGGCCACCTCGTATGAGGTGCCGATCACCCTGCGGGACGGTTCGGTCTACGACGTGGAAGTCCAGTTGAAGAACAATCATGGGATTCGGAGCGACTGATGGCTCATCTCAAGGATGATCACAGGCTTCTGGAGCAGACGACAGCGGAGTTCCATGGGGCGATGAACGATCATCGGACGTTCCGTAACGAGATCAACGCCTTGCGGAACGAGCTGCGAAGAGTCAGCACTGCTGTGCTGACCGGTCGGGTCAGTGACCTCGAAGCAGCAGCGGCGGACCTTCCCCTGGGTCTCCTCGGCTACGCCGAGGTGACGTCGAGCCAAGCCTCGATCAGTTCAGCCGTCGACCTCACCGACTTGAGCGTCACCGTTACGGCCGGCGCCTCACGTCGCCTTCGGGTAAGCGCCCAGGTCGCAGGTCTTCCGTCGACCGCCGACAACCTCATCATGGTCAGAATCCAAGAAGACACCACCGTTTTCAGCGAGTTCTCCCTCACCCTCGCCCGCACCAACGCCAGCGAATCGCTATATGGCGAGGTCGTCGTCACCCCCTCGTCAGGATCGCACACTTATAAGCTCGTCGGCCTCATGGCGGTCGGCACCGGCACCGTCCAAATGACCGCCGGAGCCACTCGGCCAGCCTTCATTCTCGTCGAAGACATTGGGCCCGCCTGATGAGCCACGCTGCACCTGACATTGTCACGATCACCGTCGACGCTCCCGGCGTCGCCAACATTCCGCCGCTCGAGTCGGTCGGGAAAATCTACGAGATCGGAATTAACGGGATCGGCTACATGCTCGACGACCATCCTGGCCGTCCAGACTCTCTCCCCTTGTCGGTGGTCCCATCTCTTGACGCTCCACGACTGGCGACGGGTGACACTCCGTTCTCTCAGGCTGTCGAACGGTACACGTTGGAAACCTTCCATGACTGGACTGCCGGTGCAGGCCAGGAGTTCCTGAACCGGGAGGAGAGCGACTCTCGATCCTTCTTGGATTCGGATGGCGTCGACCCGTTCACTGAGAAGGGGAAGCTGAAGCTGCTGCCCGTGTCGACGGTGAGCCTGGCGGAAGCGTATGCGGGGCTCAGGCTGGTCGCTGTCGGCGATGACCTGTACGCACTTTCGGATGATGATGAGCTGACCAGGTTTGTCGGGTCGACGAGCACTTGGGGCACTCCGTTCACGATTTCGGATGGTGACCCGGTCGTCGTTTCTGACTTGTCTTCGGACGGCCAGTTCTGGTATGCGGCGACCGGCGAGGGGATCATCAGGGGGACTACGGCTGACCCGGCTGCGAACTGGTCTGCTCAAGTCGCCCAGGGAGTCCGTTGGGCTGGCGGCCGTATCTGCGCTGCCGTGGTCGAGTCGGGTTCCACGCCGAACAGGTTCACGACCTTGGCCCGGGACGGGACTGAAGAGCTGGCTGCCGGGCATCTCACCTTGGATGCCGGCCATACCATTGTCCTGGGCGGAGCGGCTGCTGGATCTTTCTACTTCGGCTCGCATGTCGGCGACCAGGGGCAGATCTGGGCGTGGCAGTTGGGCGTCGATTCGGAAGGGTCGTTCTTTGTCCCCCATGTCGCCTGGGATATGCCTCAGGGCCTGGTTCCGAGCGCCGTGTATGCGGCTGCCGGGGAGGTCTGGGTGCGTGCTTACCGTGCTGAGGGCCCGTCGGCTGGTGAGGTGCTCATCTACCGGGGGGTTCCCGGTTCTGGGCTGACTCCGTTCCTGGTGGCCGAGCTGGGGGTGACTGCCCGGGCTGGCGATTTCGCCGAGGTGGGAGATCTGATCTTGTTCTCCTGGCAGGACACGACGGGGGATGCTGGGCTGGGTGCGGTGAACTTGCCGACCGGCGGGTATTCACGCTGGCTGCAAGCTCACGAGACAGGCGTCGTGTCGTCGGTGATCGAACATCGTGGCCTGGCTGCCTATACGGTGGCGGGTGAGGGTGTCTACGTGGAGTCGTCGACTGTCTGGGAGCTGGCAGGGTTTGTTACCCAGTCGTTTGTTGATGGCGGGTCTGCTCTGGACAAGGTGTTGGATGCGGTGACGATTGAGGCTGCGACCCTTCTCGAGGGGGAGGAGGTCGAAGTCGAATATTCGATCGATGGTGGCGGTTCGTACGTGTCGGGGTTGACCTTGGATACGCAGGGTGCTCGCCGGAAGACCGTCCAACTGTCTCAGCGGACCGGATCGTGGGGTCTGCGTGTCCGCCTGGTGGGGGATGGAACGTCGCAGACGACCCTGGTGGCTGCCCAGGGGAAGTATCACCCGTTGGGTTTGACTGACCGGATTGTCGTCCACCGGATCAGATGTTATGACGAGCAGAAGGGTTTGAACGGGGCTCCTCTCCCTGAGAATGGGAAGGGTCATGGGGCTCGGAGTCTCCGCCATCTCGAGTCGCTCGGCCAGAATCGTGTTCTCCTCCAGGATGTCGACTGGCATGTGACCGGGTTTGCCGAAGTGGTCGAGGTCGTTTCGGTGCAGGTTTCGAGGTCGCTGATCTATGACCCGGCGATCGGTGAGAATCGTGTGGGTGGGGTTGCTGAGGTGACGTTCAGGAAGGTCGGGTAGCGGATCTTGACGTCTCTCGGGGGGATTAGAGAGTGGACAAGTTCGCAATCGCATGGATCGTATGGATCGGCTGGTTCGCAGTTTGGGAGACATGGGCAATCATCGACGGGGCCAACGGCCGGCCGGGGGGGACTCTCTCCGAGCACGTCCGGGAGCTAGTCCAGGGTCGGTCTCTCTTGGCGTTCCTGTTGGTGGCGTTTTGCCTGTGGTTGGCCTGGCATATCGTCTTCGAGGAAGCGTGAGACGTAAAGCCCCGATCCTCGCCCTGCCTCTCCTCTACGGACTGAGCGCTCTGATAAGGGCTCTTTCTTGACCTGCTCTCATTGCAGTCTGGAGACTCCTGAGGATCGGAACTTCTGTGTCCACTGTAAGCATAAGCTCCGTGACCTGAGAGGGATCAGGTTCGGGAAGGGCACTGGCTCATCGGTGAAGCTCGACTACTTCTGGGAGACTGGCAATCCGGCCGTGTTCGCTTCGCCGGGCGCTCTGGACTTCGACCCTAGTCTGCCTTAGTTGAAGGCGTTGGTGATCATCCAGCCGAGCCCCATGAGTGCGAGGCCGACGAGGATGAGGGATACGACTCCGATGATGACCGTGTCGAGGAACTGGCCTTTCATCTGACCCATCGTAGCGCTCTCCGGGTCGTGGTGTGGCCTGGATACTGGTTCGGTGGCTCCTGGGGGCCTTTCTGTGGGCCTGAGGGCATTCTGAGTCATATGTCCAGCCCTCTCGCCTTGACCGCCTGGAAGGCGGCATCCTGACGCTTCTCCATGTAGCGCTGAGTCGTCCCCAGGTTCGAATGACGTAGGGCGGCTGAGATCTCTTCGATGGTGGCGCCACGCTCCTCGAGCATGTTGGCGAAGCTCCGTCTCATGTCATGCGCCCGGAAGACGATCCCAGCTTTCCCGGCGGCCTCCCTGATGATCTTCCCGACCATGTCCCCGGTAATCGGCGTGTCCCAGAGGACACTCCTCTCCCATCCGCTCCGAAAGTCGGTGGTCACCCGGATCTTCGGAATCACCGGTTCGGAACCTTGCAAGTCACCGGTTCCATATCCGAGACCTTCGAGAGCCTCGTCATGCCACAGCTTGAACCAGGGGAGCGTCCCGCCAGTGATGAACAGGCTGGCACGCTTCTGGCCTTTGCCGACGATGTTGATGGACTGACGGTCGAGGTCGACGCCACTCCAGGTGAGCCCGGCTATCTCGGCCCGTCGTAGGCCGACAGTGAATCCGAGCCTGGCAATCATCATGGTCCTCCGGCCAGTGACCGTCTCCGTGTCGATCGAATCGAACACCCGGGGCATGTCGTCGAGGCCGAGCCAGTGATGCTCGGTGACAGGCTTCGACTGGGATCCGGGGACGAGCCTCTTGAGGTTGACGCTGGGGTCTTCGATGATGAGTCCCCGCCAGTTCGCCCAGGAGAAGAACCCGTGGATCCTCGTCCGGTAGCCAGCCTTCGACGCAGGGCTGAGGTGTGGCCTGCCAATGAAGCTGACGAGGTCGTCTTCGGTGAAGTCGACGAGGAGCTTGTCTGGGTTGTGGAGCTGGAGACTACGTAGGACGACCCGGTAGCCGGCCCGACTGGACTCGGTGTTTAAACCGCTGGTCGGGTCGGTGATGTACGAGTTGACCGCATCCGGGTAGAGCCTCATCGCTTCTTCTCCGGGGTGATGTACGCCCAGCCGCAGTCCTGGTGACGATGCTCGAACCCTTGCGGCGGGTATCCCCGAGCCTCATCGGCTGCGTGGCAGATGTTTGCGGTGAGACCGATATACCAGGCGGCGTGACAGATGTACCTGCGGAGCGTCATGCTGCCACCTCGTCGAGAGCCGACCGGTGCTCGTCGCAGTAGCCGACAGGGATCGTGAACTTGATCTCAGGCCGTCTCAGGTCAGCAGTCACGACCGCCTGCTTACGCCGGCGCCGGTCTTCGACCTGGCAGCGGATGCAGAACCGGGGGTTGTCCTCAGACCAGAACGCACCGTCGGGATGCTCGACGATGTTCGAAAAGTAGAAGCTGCTCAACGCTGGACCTCCCAGTCGGTGAGGCTGGCGCCGGCAGTAGAGAGTTCGTCATGCTCGACGATCGAGTCGAGCCCGGTGTACTCCCAATCGTCAGGCACTTCGATGTCGTAGTCAGCCGTGAATGTGGCTGTGACGTGGATCTGCATGCGGTCTCCTTGTGGGTAAGGCTGGACTCGCTAGTTGACAAGTCCCGTTGACAGTATAGCACACCAGTCGGCTCCACCACAGGTGACCTCACCATTCCCAGAACCGGTCGGTATCCCAGACAGTGACAACACTAACAGTTCGTGTTGTTACGTGGGAGCTGACGCTTATCGGCGACTGTTGTCTGGCTCGGGTGGTTCGCCCCAGTCGTTGAACCGGGAGACCCCATCGTAGTACCGACCGTCGAGAGCGAAGTGGGAGATCATGGGGCAGACACGACCATGGTTCGTCCCGTATTCGATGTCAGGTCCGCAGAGGCAGGATCCCTCGGGAGTGAGTTCATGGACGAACTGCTCGTAGGGGAGGACATGAGTGGAGGTGATCCCCTGATCGTCCTGCGTTTGGAAGGTCTTCCACCCGGGCACCTCTTGGGGGGCTCGGGTCATTCCGCTAGGCATTGAGCCGCTCACCTGAGACACGGCACCTTACGCACACGTTGAGCCACTCCCTGAACCGGGGGTCATGCAGCACGTCTTCAGGAACATGCCGAATCTGCCAGTCCCTGATCCTCAGCCCATAGGTAGGAGCGAATGGCCGGATCAGATACACCGGATAGTCCGGGCCCTCAGCCTGGATCTCCTCATGGACATGAAAGTTCGATCGAGTGACGACCAGTAGTGGTTCGCCCTCGTAGGCCTCCATGCCTTCGGGTAGCCAGAGGTCGTCTTTGCGCCACATCAGATTCTGACCACCGGCCAGAAGTCGGTCGGATACCACCACCATTGTGGCGGCGGCTGAGGCTCGTCGAAGATAGCAAGCTCTTTGAGAGCTTCCTCGATCGGGTCAGGCTCAGGCATCACTAGTCCACCCGAAAGGTGTCGACGATGGTCGAGACCATCCCGCAGGCGCACGCCTGGACAGCCACATACTGCTTGATGTCCCCTCCAAGATCAGCACCGAAGAAGATCTGGCCTTGCGGAGTGTGCCGGCCTCGTTCGCACAGCCTGAGCCGCAGCCAGCGTCTCACACGTACTTGTCGAGCCGGCGGCCATCATTCCGCCGGCGCCCTCCGAACATCTGCTCGAGTTCCGTCTCCGACAGGTATTCGACAGTCTGCTCGAGGAGCTTGGCCGCCACCTTGTCGTGGTAGTAGCAGTAGCCGCTGGGGCCTTTTGGCTGGGGGCAGGTGCCTTCCTCGACAGGATAAGAGCAGGTCATTGAAATCGGTCCGATGGGAATCGGGATCCGAGAATGGCGATCCGACCGTTGAACCGAGACCGGACTAGGTCGTCGAACCACTCTTGGACCCTGCGGTTGTGCTCAGTGTCCCTTGGTAGAGGGCCGTCGAGATCCTCGACGATGATGGGCTTCTCGCTCATTCGAACCCCAGTTCTTCAGCCAGCGTCGCCAGCTCCGCACGGAGCGAGACGACCGCACGCTTGTACACGTCATGGACTGACTGGCGGGATCGGCCGAGCATCTCAGCCACTTCCACCTTCGTCATCGAACCCCAGACGAGACATTCGACAACCGTCCGCTCATCCTCCGGCAGGTTCTCGACCGCATCCTTGATCCGTTCGACGAAGATCGGGTCGAGACTGCTCTCGTCGACACCAGGAATGAGATCGAACATCCATGGTTCTTCGAGATGTTGGGGGTCCACGACTAGCTCCCTCACTCGATGCCCAAGTACTCCGAGGCCAGGGTGAGGGCACGCTTCCGACGGTCATTGGTGGAGATCCACCCGGAGAGGAATCCACCTTCGAGAGTCCGCACCGCATTGACAATGGTGCTGACAACCACGAGATCCGTGTCGACCGGTTTGAGAGCAGCACCCAGCTTCTCCCGGGTCATGCTCGTCGTGATCTTCGTGTCGCTCATGCTGCACCCGAGAGATCGTCGGTCAGGTCAGGCAGCTCGCCATAGTCGATGTCGGCCGGGCTCGGCGTCAGATCAGGCCCCACCACCGGGGTCAGTATCTGATCGATCGAGGTCTGCCCTGGCAGCTCCGGCGGGAGGTCCAAGGCCAGCTCGTCGGGAATGGTGGCGTCGAAGGTGGCCAGGTATTCGACCTGGCTGGGGCCTTCGCTGATCAGTTCGACGCTGGAGGCGGGAGTGCCGAACTCTGCGCCGGCAGGGAACAGGACAATGGTCGGGTCTGTGCTCATCGTGGGTTCCTCGTCCGATGATGGAGGGCCACATATAGGGCATCTCCTGGGGTGAAGGCTCCATAAGCCTCAGTCCCCACCTCGACCGTCCATTCAGCGATATGAGGGTCGCTCTGCTTATGGAAGTGCAGGCTCCATTCTTCGTGGTCGTCCGACATTGCTCGGATGCGCTCCACTGCTTGCAAAGCATGGATCACATCGATCCTGGCGCTCGTTTCGGTGATCTCGGTCCTGTCGCTCATCATGGGTTCCTCAGTTGGAAGACTCTCTCGGAGACCTCGGCGTAGGCCTCCTTGAGGCTCACGGTCAGGTCTCCGAGGATCGGATCGGAGGAACGCAGGCGTCCGAGGTTGAAGTTCAGGAGCTGGGTCAGGCCGTAGTCCTGTAGGTCCGTGTCCGCAAAGAACTCTTCGACTTCGACCGGGTCGTCCGGGTCGAAGAGCGGGGCTGGGAACCCGTCTTTCGCTGGTTTGGGCATTTGCTATCTCCCTTGTGGGTGGGTCAGGGCTGATACCCTGGGGTGGAACTGGAAGCTCCCGGCTCCCAGACTTTCGGCGGACTCAGGAACCCGGCATTACGCAGGGCCCTCCGCAGTTCGACATGCTGTACGACGTCGGCACTGACACGCTCGGCCACCAGCTCCAGGCCTCGAGGTGTGAGCCGGTTCGCCTCCCGCCAATCGCCCTGCGACATGCCCACCTTCGGTGCTGGTATCCCCAAGACCGACCCAAGATTCTCCTGAGACTTGGAAAGCCCGCTGAACCTGATGAGGTCGCCTTTCGTGTCCTGAGTCTGCTTCGGGTCGAGCGGCGGGAGCCCGAACTCGAGCATCGCCGAGTTGATGACAGGCAGGTCGAACCCTCGGATGTAATGCCCGGTGACGATCCCAGCCTGGTCGTACCTCTTACGGAAAGCCTTGAGCATCCTCTGCGACGAGCCTCGCCGGCGGTTGAGCAGCAGCACTTCGAGATCCTGCATCTCATCGTTGACGATCCATGCTGAGGCGATGGCGGTCACTTCCTTGTGGACGAAGTCGCCGCCGTACCAGCCGAGAGGTCTCGCCTCAATGTCGAAGTCGAGGATGGCCGGACCGTCGAAGCCGATAGACAGAGTCAATGCTGGATACCCTTGGGTAGTTCGAAGAAGTCGACCGGGTTGAGCCTGAACGACTCGCCGGATGCGAACGCCTCGTCGATGGCGGCCTCGATAACGGGCAGTGTTTCGTTGATCTCCCGCTCGGCGAGGATCGAGTATTTGAGACGTAGTGCCGCTCGAGCCACCTTCTTGGCTTCTTGGATCGTCATTTCCCGCTCGTCTTTACGACGCATCCAGTAGCTCCTCTAGTTGGGCTTCCATTCGTTCGATCCGGGCCGCTCGTCTGTACGAGTCGACTCGAGCTGCCCTGGCGATCGGATCTCTCCAGTACCGACGCTGCTCGTAACGACGTTCAGTTTCTCGACCCTTCTCCGTGCGCTTGTAGCGAGCCTGGGCCTCCCGGTGAGCCTGGGTCATGCTCTCGCCTGTCTGGCCAGTTGCCGGCGTGCATGCCGATTCGGGTGTGGTGTCGTCCAGAACTCACGTACGATCCCGGCGTTGTCGGTGTACCGGGGGAAGCAGAGGCATGGTCTGACTGGGAGTCGACACCAGGGCTGATGTCGGAAGGTGGTGTTGGTGCCGCCGCTTTCGATGACTTCTCGAGGACTGGGCACCGTGGTGGGGATCGATCGGTTGATCCACCATTCTCGAGCTGCCTGGATCGGGTTTCTCAAGAAACAGCCTCCCAGAGGTCTTCCAGGCCCTGCTCGAGAGTGTCGAGGGCCTTGCGTAGGCCTGCGATCTTCTTCCGGCTACGGGCGATGGCCCGTTTGGAGCCCCACGGGAACCAGAGTTGGATTCTCCGATCGCAGTCAGCGATTTTCAGAAGTGCCGACTCGTCCTGCCAGGGGGACGGCAGGTCCACGACGACATACGAGTCGACCTCGGTGGAGGCGGGTTCGAGAAACCATCGTTGTCGCACTATGAGTCCGCCCGAGCAGCGACGAGGAGAACCTCGACGGTTCGCCCATCGTCGAGCATGTAGGCGTAAGCCTTCAGCAGGTTCTCGAGCTTGTCCATGAACTTGGCGAGCCCGCTATTGCAGCGGGCGCAGAGGAGACCTCGGACCTGGCCTGTCTTGTGGTTGTGGTCGACAGCGAAATGCTTCTTCGAAGTGCCGCCACCACAGATGGCGCAGACACCGCCCTGGGCTTCGAGGATCAGCTCGTACTCGTCGATGGTGATCCCGTAGGTGGTCTTCAAGTGGTAGTTGTGCTGCGACCTGCGCCGCTTGGCTGCACGTTCCCGCTCGAGCTTGGTTGCCATAGACCATGAATGACAGCCGTGTTATTCGCCGATTACACTGGTAATTGGGCGGTTTAGCTGACAGGTTCCCAATAGCGGATCTGTACTAATCCGAACAGAATTAGTAGTTCAGACCCCGTTGACCAACAGGTCGTCGAGGTGGAACAGGGCGAAGGCCGCCTCGAACCCCAGCTCGATTTCCATCAGCTCGATCTCGGCGTTACCGCCGTGGTGGACGATGTGAACCGCTGTTGCGGTGCTGTAGTTCCTCACAGGGTCCAGCCGTCGGCGACGGCTTCGGCCACCCGGCCACCCGGAACCTCGATCGGGTAGGAGGAAACTCGACCGTCCCCGAGCACCCAGTCCCTGGCCTTCTGGCCGGGCTCATCGTCGTCGGTAGCGATACCGACAGTCTCGAACCGGAGCATTTCCTCGAGGTACCGGTCTTTCAGTGTGCCGGCACCAGACGGCAGAGCGAGCACCGTGACGTCTCTCTTCGACTTTCTGCCGAGGAGCAGCTTGTTCATGACCCAGGCGTCCGACTCGCCTTCGACGAGGATGGCGTGTGTGGCGTTCTCAGCCCACGGGTGAGGCCGGTAGAGGCCCACCGTGAAGGCGGAGCCGGTGACGGCGCTCTTCGCTGCGTCAGGTAGGTGGCGGACTTTGATCCCCCGCACATACCTCACGTTGTCGTGAGGATTGAGGATTATGTGAGGTATCCACAGGTCGCCACTCTTGATGATCTTGCAGCCGTACGAGAACAAGTCATACACATGGAGAGTCGGCCACTTCTCCCCGACTACGGCCTTCCACTCTTCGAAATGCTCCCAGTTGGACTCCTCGACCGTCTTGAACTTCTCTGTCAGGTCGGGCGGCTCCCACGGCATGTCGTGAGCGTGGGCTCGAGGTTTGACGACGGCTGGCATGTCCCGGCCGAGAATGCGGAGGGCGTCCATATAGGAGGCGCCGGTGGCTGCCTGGACGAAGCTGATCTGGTCGCCTCCCTGGCCGGTCGCATAGTCATACCAGTCGAACTCGTAGACGTGGAGACTGGGAGTCTTCTCGGTGGGGTTGGCGAGCGACCGGATCTTGTGGGATCTGTCCGGGTCGGGCATTCCGCATATACGGAGGACTTCGGCCATGGTGACCGTCCGTTTGATGTCGTCCCGGACCCGGGCAAGCTCAGTGTCCATCAGGATCCTTCAACCACCGCCAGATCGCCTCAGAGCAGAGAATCCCTCGGTGGACTGGCAGCCAGCAGAAGTAGCAACGGATCTCGGCGGTCATACCGTCATCATCTCTCTCAGCCGTTTCTCCTGGGTGGCCTGGACCTGACCCCAGAAGCCTGGAGTCCGATGCTGCTGCGCCCAGAAGCGCCGGTAGTGTTTGTGGCACATGCCTTCATGGGTGGCCTGCCGAGGACAGAACTCGCATTTGAGATCTCGGTTGTCGGTGAACAGGCGTGGCGGATCCTCCGGGCGTGCGATGTCTGCGCTTCTGGTCTTCCGGGCGTACCAACGCTGGTAGCAGCGTCGGCACAGGTGCCGGGAGTAGACAGGCTTCTCTCCGCATTCTGTGCAGAGGGCGCTGGGCGGATACTTCTTGGTGGACATCAGGCTTCGAGCCACCTCTTGGCCTCGGTGCCAAGCTGGACCACATCCCTCACCCTGAGGATTGAGGAGAGGTCGAGGGAGGCCACGTCGATTTCATCGGCCACCTCGCCGACCTCCTCCATGAGGATCATCAGCCAGGTGAAAGGGTTGTGGTTTTGGGCTCCCCACTTCTCGTTCTGCTGGTACCTCTCCTCGTGGACTTCCCTGAGGATGATCTCGGTGCGGGAGAGGGTGGCGCCGATACCACTGTCCATGTCCTCGACGATGGCCACGGCCACCGCTGCCACTTGGATCAGCTCAGCCCGCTGGTTCTCGACGCTCATGCTGCCCTCCTCAGCAGGGACAGCAGCTCATTCTCCAAATCGTCGAGAGTCCCGTCGTTCTCGATGATCAGGTTCCAGTCGGCGTCGGCGAGAGCTGTCTCAGAAATGTGGTTGCCTGCGCCGGCGCCAGGCCTGGTGAGCTTCACCATCCAGGCGCCCCACTCGGCGAGCCGATCGAACTCGTTCGGGAACCTGACATCGGAGATGACGAAATCCCTGTTTGAGGCGACGTTGGCGATCTTCTCGATGATGGGGGTGACCCAGACATCCTCGCCGAGGTGGTCTCGGGCTGCGACGCCGAGATTCTGGAGGAACCGGCGCACCTCGGGCATCAGCTTGGCAGTCTCCCAGCCGGCAGCCACGAACTCGTCGAGACGTTCCAGAGTGATGGTCCCGGGCTCCTCGGCTGGGCCGGTGGCCTTGTGGACAAAGACGACCGGGTTGATGGCGAGGGCCATCTCCTTCAGCGTGTCCGCAAACGCCAGCCGCTCGAACCCGTACTTCTCGACGAGGATCGCAGCAGCCGTGTCCTTGCCCACCTGAGCCTGATGTCCGAGACCGATAATCATGCTGCCCTCCTCGGGCTGTTCTCTTGGATCCTGATGGCGGTCAGGGCGCCAGCCCAGCCGACAGCCCGGATATGCCCGCCAGGATCGTCAGGGACTGCCCTGTTCCATGGCTGGTCGAAGAGCAGGTTCATCGCTCCGGGCTGAGTCCACTCCATGTCAGGCTTGTCATCGATGACAATGTCGGCCGGGTAGGCAGACTTCCCATGCTTCGACCCTGTGAACACCATCTCGAGCTGGTCGAGGCCGATGTTCTCGTGGTACCAGGCGAGAGTGTCGACCTGCGCTCTGTACGTCTTGCTGCTGCCCTTGAGGATCTTGTTCGTGACGATCCGTACCCGGTGCCCATCATTGACGAGTGATCTGACAGCATGGATAGCTCCCGGAACCTCCCCTGCGAGCTTGAAAGCGTTGGCGAAGACCGCCTCGTCGAACACCTGGTAGAAGTCCTTCTTGCTGACGTCGAGAGACTGGGCGAGATCCCATTCGATAAACGAGTCCCGGGTCATTTCCACGCCGAGCCTGTCTGTGAGGAACGGGATCATGAACCCGTGCCAGTCGTAGACGACTCCGTCAGAGTCGATGTTTATCACCATGTTGCTTTCAGGCTCCAATCGATCTCGGAGATCCGCCCGGTCGGCTGATCCCAGTGGTGCTGGACTGCGTTGTACGGGTCAATGTCTTCGTCGCCTCGGGTCTTCAGGAACTGCATGCGGAAGTCGTTCGACCGTTCCATCCGCTCGTAGGCGGGCATCTCCGGGTCGAGAGAAGGGCGGAAGGCGCCGACCATGTAGTCGGGCGACCATTCACCGCCGTACGAGCCGCTGCTTTTCGTGAGGGGCCGGTGGCCCTCGTCGACATACGACTGGTCTGACCCTCGCCGTTTCACGGCCGTGCCACGGTGGACCTGGTGGAGTGCGACGACCACCGCATCAGACTCACGAGCGAAATCTTTGAGACCTTGGACGAGCTTCACGGTCGAATCGCCTTCGACGAGCCCGTAGGCTCGGACGAGTGTGACGAAGTCGACGACGATGAGCTTCGGAGCTTCACCGGTGGTGTCTCGGTAGTCGTCGACAGCGACGAGCATGTCGGGAATGCCGATGCCGGTCTGATCCATGAACTGGAGCTTCGGGAAATCTTGGACTGTCTTCTCGATCGCCGGAGACCAGCCGTCAGTGACGAGGGAGTGTTCGATGTTCTTGGTCGGCGTGCCGGTGTAGACACCAGCGAGACGTTTGAGCAGGTAGCGTGAGTGCATCTCGAGCTGGAAGAAGACTGCTGGAGTGTCGGGATTGTTGGCGACGACGTTGAGCGCCCACCAGGTTTTGCCGACACCAGTACGTGCGAGGAAGAGCATCAGTTCTCCTGGTGCGGGACCGCCGCTGGTCGGCTCGTCGAACAGCTTGTATCCGGTGGGCACACGAGGTATGTCGCTCGTGGCCCACCGGACCAAGTCGGCCTTGACATCGTCGAGGCGTTGAAGCACAAAGGCTGCTTCCTAGAAGGGGACCGGCTGGGCATTGCCCTGCGGCGCTCCACCCTGAGGCTGCGGTTGAGGCTGAGGCTGTGGTGCCTGCCCTCCGCTGCCGGGGAACGGACGTCCGAGCTTCTCGAACACCCATGCTGGAGCAGGCCCGTACTGGCCATTCAGGAACAAGCCCTTGACCTCGGCGTTCTTGTTCTTGAATGCGAAGTCGGGGCCTCGTCCGCCACCGGAGGTGGCTCGATGGTCTCCGACATTGTTATACCAGTCGTTCGGGTTGTTGTTGAGAGCGTCCTGCCAGCGGCCGTCTTCTGAGGACAGGTCACGATCGACCGTCGACTGGACACCGCCCTGGTTCAGGTTCTGCTGAGCCTGCTGGAACTGGTCGGGGTCACCTCCGAGGAGGATGATCCCGTCGAAGAACCGCTGCATAGCTGTCATGGCGCCGTCCGGGTTCCCGGTTCCGGCGTATAGCTTCGCTGCGGACTTCGCCGCTGTCTGAGCTGCGATGCTCTTATCTGTACTCAATATCTGTCTCCCTTGTGGGTGTAGGGGTGGGCGTTAGCCCAGTTCGGATTCAGGGACTCCGAGCCCCATGAACCACTCTTGTAGAACCTGGTCTGCCTCCTCCTGGGTGGCGATGATGAGGGTCGGCTCGGTGTAGTCGATCATCGCCTGGGCTGTCGCCAGGTAGTTCTCTGACATTTCTGCGAAGATCCGGCCGAGAGCGAGCGTGATGCCGATCTGCTCGTCAGGCTCGTCTTTCGGATGCCGCTTCGCTGAGGCGGTGGCTGACAGCATCCCTTCGGGAACCATGAGTTGTGCGGCGGTGACATCGTCGGTCTGGATGATCTGGATGTCGAAGTGAGCCTGGATCATGCGTAGTCCAGACTGTTCCGAAGGTCCCACTCAGACTCCTGGTCCAGAGCTTCCTCGATCAACTCATGGAGGCGCCCCTCGCCCTGGCCGGGCCACCGGGAGCCGCCCTCCAGGGCGGTGCTCAGACGGTAAATGTGGGCAAGCTCCCGGCCTGACAGCTCGATCTGGAATGTCCTGTCGGCGAAGTTGCTTCCAAGCGGTTTGATCTTCATATTGCCTCCTCTCGAGCCCGCCACGCCTCGTAGTCACCAATGAGGGTGGACACGGCACCGGCCAGCGGCACGGGACGCACCACGTCAGCCATGTGCTTCGTGGCGTTCATTTCCGCTTCGGCCAGCATCATGGACTCGACCTTGCGCAGTACGTCGAGCCCCTTGTCGATTTGGCGGACAGTGTCTTCGCTCACGAGGAGAAGACCACTTTCAGCTCGGCCGGCGGAACAATCCGCTGGACCTCGACATCCTCGATGGGCGATCCCCCAAGAGAGGAGTAGGCAGACGGGCCTATCGGCGACTCGGTGACGCCAGTGACCCGCCCCCTCCCCAAGGTCTGGGAATTGTGCTTGGCGAGGACAGCCTCGGTAGGACTTGTCGCTTCGATAGCCGAGAAGTAGATCTGGCCGTTGGGGTCGTCGGATCGGACAATGTACAGGCGTTTCATATGGCCTCCTCGTCGATGAAGTTCAGGGTCTTCCCGTACGGGCAGACCTTCCAGTAGTCGCAGTAGAACTTGGAGCAGAGGAACGATTCCGGGCTGGCCGGGAACGGGCCTCCCTGCTCGATCAGGCGTGCAAGATCACGTCCTCTCTCTAGGGTCACTTCGATATGCCGGTCTGACCTGGGTGCTGGCCGACGTTCGAAGGATCCGTCGTGGCCCATCACGTCGTAGACGAACCTGATGTCTCTCGACCCGGACCATTCACGCCACAGGTCGATGTACCAGGCTGCCTGGGGGCTGGTGGGCGTCCCCTTCGTCTTCGTCCACTTCTTCTTCGAGGTCTTGTTGTCGACGAGGACATACAAGACACCGTCGAAGAGGACGAGGTCGATGCCACCAGACCTGTTCCATCCGGGGAGTGCCGGGTAGGGGAGTTCGAGCCGCTGTTCGACGGCGATGACCTGGTACTCCTGAGGCCAGGGATGGCCGTCGGCGAAGTATCTGATGATGAAGTTCCTGACACGTTCGACAGCCTCGGCTTCGGTGAGGATCAGCTCCTTGTTACGACCGCCGGCGGCTTGGAATGTCCAGTCGTATGACTCGTTCGGCTTGCCGGTGTACTCGTCGAACTCGATGTTGGCGAGGAAAGAGAAGGCGGCAGTGTCCGCATAGTGGGCGACCTGCTCGTCGGTGGGCAGGAAGTACCCCTGCTCTCGCCGGTCGAGGTAATACTCGGCGATCCCGGCGTGGTATCCGGTCCCTATGCCGGAGCTGACGTAGCCCTGGTTGGGCTGCTCGTGGAAGATCTTGTATTCGATCTGTTTGAGGCAGATGTTGCATCCGGTGTCGACGAGCGACTGGGTCATGTTCCTCGTCTGGATCTGGACGGGGACGGTCATGAGCCGTCCCAGAGCTTGTCGTCGATGACCGTGACATCCTTAAGGATCTCCCGGACCTTGGCGGCGACGAAGGCCTCCAGAGTCTGGAGGAACTCTTCTGTGTTGGCTGCGGCCTGGCGGCTCAGGTCGGCGAGCAGGATCTCGGCCTCGGTCATGCGGCCTTCTTGATGGCGTAACGGACCTGGTCGTAGGAGACGTTGAACCGGGAGGCGATAGCCACCATCGGCTCACCCGCACGCCACGCTTTCACGATCTGAGCCCGCTGCCGTGTCGTCAGTTCGCCACGGTTCCGCTTGTGAGGTTTGAGGCTCGTCCGGTTCAGCCAGTAGTAGACCTTCGGCCGGGACACTCCGATCAGTTCGGAGATCTCGACAGGGGTGTACCCCTGGAGGTGGAGGTCGAAGATGGATCGTGCTTCGCCTGAGATCCGGTCGACGATTTCGGCGACATAGACCGGGTTCAGTTCGGGGACAGCGGGGAGAATGTCTTCCACGTCGAGGCCTGCGAATGCGAGGACTGCGACCCGATCCTTGGACCGGAATGGAGGGTGGTCTGGGATTCCTCGGGCTGAAGCCTGCCGGAGAATGGAGAGTGGCGGGCGTGGCCCTCCCGCATACCAGGCGACTATGAGGGCCTGCCAGGAGAGTGGTACGATTTGGGCTGAGGAGGGCAGCTTGCTGTCTTCCTTGTGGGTAGCGACCGCCTCGGATTCGTCTGGGGCGGTCGCTTTGGTCGTAGCCATGAGTGGCCACTATAGACTGGTCGACCGACAAGTCCACTACCAGTCGGAGACTATTTCTTGACAGTTCCCATTTGTCGCAGTTAATCTTGACGGATTAGCTGGGAGGCTAAGGAAAGGGCGGACGGACGTGACGTCGAGAGAAAAGGAGATCCTGGAAGCCTATGAGGCCTGGGATCCAGACGAAGAGAAGATTGCGGGGTTGGTAGACCGGCTCACCATTAGCCGACAGCGGCTATACGACGTTCTCGAACGGAACAAGGTTGTTCCCAAGTCGAGGCGTGCCAGTCCAGTGACCAGTCAGCTCAACAGCGACCTGCTGTCCGAGATGGCCGAGATGGCTCTCGGCTACCTGCTCGGACAGCTCCAGGATGCTCGGGACGAGCTGGCCGAATACCGGGCTCGGTATGGGGCGCTCTAGCCGCCAGACAGGAGACGGCCGATCTCGGCGACGATGTCGGCTGCGGTAGGACCGGCAGCAGCACCGATTGTGCCAGCAGCCACAACGGCTGCGATCAGCTTCGTCTTGGTGGTTTGAGCGACTGCGGCGGTCGCCTGGTTGGCCGCTATGGCAGCCGACTCGCTAGCGGCACGAGCAGCGATAGCCGCATCCGTGGCCTGCTTGTAGCCCTGGACGATGTGATGAGCGATCCCTCGCACTCCACCACTGACCGGGTCTGAGAAGGTCTTGAACAGGACGGCCTCGCCGATCCTCTTGTAGTTTTCCTCGGTTAGTTCCATGTCTGTCTCCTGGTTGATATGGGGGATGAGGTTGTAGAGCTTGTTGCCGGGACAGTCGCCAGATGCGGCACCTCGAGTGTCACGGTGACCTCCGGTCAGCTTTCCCGGCCACCAGCCCTTGGCGTGGCCATGGTCGATGAGGGAGACGAGCGAGGCGAGAGCGGCAGGGGTGGGAGTGTCAGTGTTGAAGTCGCCGAGTAGGCAGATGGCGTGGCCGGTCGAGTTGTGGCCGGCAGTGTGGGTGCCCAGGTATCCGGGTGGAACACCTTCGAAGATCTGGCCGAGGTCGTTGATTAGGAAGGTGTAGGCGATGTCAGGCCAACCTCTCCCGTCCATGTGGAAGTTTTGGATACCTCGGATCCGGCTCGCCCCGCCGGTAGGGGAGGCAGAATGGTGAAGCCAGAGTTCCTTGGATGGGGTGGCGATGGTTCGCCTCTGGACGACGGGTGCTCTCGCTCCCCACTCGGCCCTGGTGATGATGTCCATCTACTACCCGCCCCTACCACGTAAAAAAGACCCCCAGTGCAAGGAGGAAACACTGGGGGTCTGAGAGTCGGGCTACGCCCGAAGTCGGGTTACGGCAGCCAAAGCTCCGTGAATGAACGCCTGGGCTTCCTTTGTGTTCAGATAGTGCTGGGTGTCGTCGTCGACTTGGACGAGCCATGGGCCGGCCTTGCCGGGGGACATGGATGTCCACCCGGCGATCAGGCCTTTGCCGTGGAGCAGGTTGAGTCCGGCAATGATGTTGGCTGCCCGGCTCACAGTTTGAACCCGCCGAACTTCTGTCTCACGCTCTTCTTGGCCGGGCAGTTTGCTGTACAGCATTTCGGCCCGGTGCGAGGGCGATAGGGCGTCCGCTTGTAGACACGCCCGCCCTTCCGGTGTTTGGCCCTGAGTGGGATCTGACTCATACCGGGGGCCCTCCGATCAGGCTCTTGTGAGGGTCGAAGGTCCGGTCACCCTTGTAGGTGAACCATTCCATCGCCTCGTGCTCTTCGGCTCGCCTGGCGAGAAGGAATGCCTCTCGGACCAGCCGCTCCTCGGTGAGGGGTTCAGCAAGGAACGCTGCCGTGGAGTCGAGTACGACTTCCCTGGTCGGGTCGTAGGCGTCGACGGTGAGGAAGGCCCAGTTGAGATGGAGGATTGCTGCTCCGTCTCCGAACCGGTCGAGGTGGTAGCGGAGCTTCCACCCAGGCTTATATTCGACCTGACCCAGGATCAGATCGATCTGCCCGGGGTTCACTGCCGCACTTCGGTGAGGGCAGCCATGGCGAACAGGACTATCAGAGCGATGACCAGCATCCATGGCTCTTCGGGGAGTCGTGGCCTCATGATGTGGCCCGACGCCGACGTATGGCAGCCTTCCACCGGCGCTTGAGACTCCGATACAGGGGAACGGACGAGCCATATCCCGAGTCGACGTCGAAGCCCAGCCGGATCGTGGTCTCCTGGAACAGGCGATGCTTCGCCTTCGCAGCGAAGAAGTCGCCTTCGAGCTGGCCCAGCATGCACTGAGTCGTGAGCTGCATGTCGAGAGAGTCGAGGTCGATGGCGTCAGGCCATCCTGGATAGTGCTCGTCGAGGAACTTGATTCCCTGACGAATATTGGGGGCGATGGTCATTTCCTTGTCCTCCTTGTGGGTGAGGTCGGCAGGTCAAACAACCTGCCAGTGTTCGGGGTCGGGACGCCATGGTCACGGCAGTAGACCCGACCGGTGTACTTCTTCTGTCTGAGCGTGCCCGCCCCGCCCGTCCGAGTGACCTGCTCGACGCCGGTCAACTCCCGGAACGAGTAGGGCTGGTCGGGGGAAACCGGTGCGCCACAAGTGACACACAGGCCAGCGACAGCCTTGTACTCCATTACGGTTTCCTACCTTCCTCGTAGCATGACCAGCATTTGCCGTTCCTGGTCTGAGTGCGTGGTGCGGTAACCCCGCAGGCGCATTCGACTCCGGCTCGCTGTTCGATGCTGAGGCCGGCGACGACACCAGGGATGGTGGGTCCGACAGGGTCGGTCATCACCCAGCGTCTGCACGGTTCCAACACCGGACAACTACGGCAAAGAGATTTGGCAGCGGGAGTGTTGCCTTTGACGGCGAGCCAGGTCTTGCCTAGGCAGGCAGCATGCTCCTGCCATGGGTCGAGGTCGAGGGCAGGGTCCGTGCGGGACCCTGCCAGTTCGACCATGGTCATTTGTCGAAGACCACGACGTGGACTACGGCCTCGTCCTGGGCTGGGTCGCCGTTGGCGCCCTGGTACAGGAACACGGTGGGCACACCGTCGTCTGACCCGCCTGACGGGTTCAGGTAGATGTACTCGGTCGAGCCGCTGTCCTTCTCGGCACGCCAGCCTCCCAGGATCGGGTAGTAGGTCACGCCGCTGTCGACGTCGAACACCTCTTCGACGTCGAACACGGGGAAAAAGTCCTCGCCGTGGGTGGTCGCTGCCAGGTTGCCAGCGTCCTCTAGGTGGTGGTCGTCCCTGTAGAGACGCTCCATGTTTGTCCTCCTTGTGGGTTGTGGTGCGAACGCACCAGGAGGGGCACCGTGGGTGCCCTACCTGCTGTGTTCAGCGGTCTGGATTGTCAGCCCCCTACCCCGTAGGGTGGGGGCCGGGTAAACCAGGATTGGTGTTGGGAGGCACTTCGTTGCCGTCACTGGTTACCACCCCCTCTGGTCCGTACGGCAGCGCTTCGGCGCTGCCGCTTAGGACAAGGACTAGTAGAAGCCAAAGCATTTGCTATCGCCCTCCTTGTGGTTTGTGGTGCTGACTGCACCAGGAGGGGCACCCGTGAGGATGCCCTACCTGCTACAGACCGAAGTCTTCGAACATGGCGGCAGCGCCGTCCATGTCATCGCCGAGAAGGTCGTACAGGGCGCCGATGGCAGGATCTGCCACCAGTGCCCCGTGTCTCTCTCCGAACGCTTCACAGCCTCGGACTCGGACGTCTGCGGACACGATGGCGTAGGTCGAGCCGTCGGCTTCGGCGTAGTCGTGGATGTAGTCGTTGTCCCATGGCTCGGAACACTGCGGGCATCGAATGTCCATCACAGCCACCTGGTGGGATCGTCACCGAAGTGACCGGCCAGGGCGTCGAGGATGTCGACACCATGCTCGGCGATCAGGACGTCGTACTTCCAGCCTGTCAGAACTGGATTGCCCTGGCCGTCCTGCATCCGACTGGCGATCTCGGGCATGCCTGGCTTCCAGGCGTACTCGGTCTGCGGCCAGTCATAGCTCCCGCCATCGTTGGCGGTGAAGGCGACCTCGTTCTCGATCAGGAACTTGACTAGCTCCTGAATCCCTTCGTCTTCGTCGAAGCCGTAGTAGGCCTCTTCGATCACAACCTCGAACCTCTCGGGGCTGTTCTCGTCGTAGGAACTTCCGGCCTCGTCGGCTAGTTCCACGATTCGAGCGTGGACGTCCTGGCTGACACCTTCCATGCTGAACGTCATTTCGACGTAGCTGCGCTCACCCATCTGTTCCTCCTTGTGGGTATTGGTGCTGGTAGCACCGCCAGCCCCTGCGTTTAAACAGGGGTAGGCGCTGTCACCTAGCTCGGCCACATGACCTCGCCATCAGGGCATGACGGGTTGCCGACCTCCAACCATTTGGCCGTGGTCCGCACCGTGTAGCCGCAGTCCAGACACTGGACTTTCAGCATCCGGGTCGACTGCTTCGGCCCCATAGCCTTCGGGTCGATCGCAGCATGAGGGAAGACCCCCAGGTCGCCTGCGACCTTCGTCAGATACTCCGTCAGCTTCTCCCCGGCGTGAGTCGAAGTGGGTTTGCCTTCCAGGCCTAGCTCTCGCATGCCCCGGGAGAAGGCTCCGCCATGCTTCGTGCCCGGAGGCAATGCGGCATGGAGGATTTCGTGTACCAGGGTGGCCAGGATCTCGACGGGGTCACCTAGGACCGGGCTGATGAAGAGTTGTGGGATCTCGTCGGCAGTGTTCGTGCCATACCAACACTGTCCGATAGTCCGGTTCTTCACGCTGACGGCCTTACGGCTGGGCCAGCCGACCGAGACTCGAACCTCGGGCATGTCGTATCCGGCGCCCTCGAAGAGTGTGGTGAGGGTCGTGGTGGCTTCTGTCAGCCACCCCTCCCGGTTGAGTGTCGTGGTCATGGCCGGTCTGCAAACGTCACCGATGCAACGAAGTAACCGATGGCCTCAAGAGCCTTCTGGATCTCGTCGGTGTCGATGGCGTCAGGGTCCGATGTGTAGACGACTATGTCCATCTCTGTCCCTCCTTGTGGGTGTGGTGGTGTGTCCACCAGGAGGGGCACCCGAAGGTGCCCTACCTGCTAGTCACAGGAAAGCGTCGAGGTGATGCCCTTCGACGATGGCCGATGCAGGCGCCGAGACCTCGCCACGCCATGAGATCCCCTCGGGGAGATCGATCAGGCGGTCGTAGTCCTCGTCGCCGAAGGCTGAGATCGCCTGCTTGCACGGGTCGATCATGGTGCTGGGCACCGGTGGGAAGTGGTTGGATGACAGGTGCCATCCGAGTGCAGTGTCGAGGTCGGCGACCTCGGCCATGCCCATGGCGGACAGGAGGCCCATTATCGGACCTTCGTCTCGGCCAGAAGCCGACGCTGAGACCTGGGCGAAACGAGCCAGATATAGGCTCGGCCACCCAGTTCCAGGAATTGGATCGGAATACGACCCTTGGCTGCCAGACTGGCAAGACCAGGAGTGTTCATGTTGTCCTCCTTGTGGACAGGTGCGGAATCACACCACCAGGCCCACCAGTGACGATGGGCTAGGCGCTGAGATCAGATCGAAGTGATCGTGACGGCCCGGGGATACCTCGTCCCCATGATTCTGAAAGCCATGTCCAGGTCGAGGGCCTGAATCTCGTTTATCACGCTGACCCATGTCCCGTGATGCGCCCTCATCTTGAAAGTTCTCACAGAACGTCGGTCAGCTTGGCGACCACCGCCCGTGCCTCGGGCGGGGTCATAAACAGGTGTGTCTCCCCGATGGTCAGGTAGACCTTCCCGTCTTGGACGACGCCCGAATTGACTCGCCGGGGCATGGTGTTCTTGCGAGGGTGGATGTCAACCGATACGAACGCACTGGTGCCTCCGTCGGGGTCGAGTTCAAACTCTCGGACATGGACGGTGTGCTGGTCGTCGTGCGTCTCGTAGGCGGTGCCTGGCGAGCCGTAAAGGCTGCGTGTTTCCATGATGTCCTCCTTGTGGACAGCCACCGGCTGATGCCGGTAGGCCACCAGACCCCTCAGGTCTCACACGGTTTGAGCGATGCCAGAGGAGTCTGATGGCCCACCACCATGGGCCTAGTACAGGGCAGAGCATCAAGCCGTGATCTGAGCGCCAAGGTCCAAGCGCTAGGGCGCCGTCCATGTGCGTCTTGCCTTGCAGATGCCGTCGTATCCGTCAACTGCCCTGTACTAGGCCCACCAGAGATGGGCCTCAAAGAGTTCATTCACTTGCCCCCAGCCTCGCTCGCCACGGACATCACCTGCCAAAGGCCTGAGAGAATCCCGACTCGTCGCCATCACCACCCACTCGGGCCGTAGCGTACGCCGGACCTTGCCCCCGTATGTGCCGGGGTCAACCCCGACTGTACAGCGACCAGTCCAGAACTGTCAAGGGCTGTGACCAGGGCTTATGCACCCATTCGTGGACTAGTCGGCCAGACTGACGCCGTAAGTAGGCACCAGAGTCGCCACCCGAGCGCAGAGCTTAGTACCCTGCACCACGCAGTACCATGCACCACACGATACCCATGCGTGTCAGCCTCAGTGCTCAGGGTGCGGCTCAGTCACACTGTATTGGTGAGTGCTGCCGCATGCACAGTACCTGGCACTGCATGGTACTGAGCAGAGGGTGCCAGGGTCCACTCACTGTCCAGTACGTGGAACAGCGAGGTCGTGGAACCGTGCCAGCCACGAGGACGGCTCCCAGGCGGAAACCACCCCCCACCAGGCCTGACGGGGGACCGGGGTCCATAAGGTCGCCGTGCGACGCTATGGGGAAGGGCACGTAGTGGTGTGGCGTACAGGTTGCTCTGGGCTTTGTGCGGTTTCTGTGTCCGTAGTCTGTGTCTCTTGTGTGCTCGAGCCGCCGCAGGCGGCGTTCGAGCCTGAGTCTAGGTGCTGGGACCACGCCCACCCCTTCGCTGCCTCACCGTTTTTTCTGACATCGATGTCAGTTCTGGTCGTGATCACCATCATGTTGGTCTGTTCCAGCGTTTTTCGAGACATGGCTGGTCTCTGCCGTCTGACGGGCTGCTGCCGGGGCCCAGCCGGCTTCGGACTTGCGTCCTACTCGAGCGTCTGATCGTCTGTCGGCTTGCGTGGGGCGCCGGGGAGACCCTTGTCAGTATCCGCCCATGGAGCGACGAGACGCAACCGGCGGGTTGCACGTTCGTGTACCTCGTTGACACTGTTTGGGGGGCTTAGAGAAGAGCCGCTAAGGCTCCTTGTGGGAGCCGAGCCCTCTACGGGCCGGCACCGGGCGGTAAATCCCGCCCTTAAGTCTCGCACCGGGTGCGGGCTGGCCTCCAAAACCGGCCTTGCGGGGTTCGACACCTCGGGGACTTGCTAGGACGAGAGAGACCTGCGCCCATCAGCGTGGTTCGTCCGCCGGAGTGATGCCCGTGCGCCTCTCGACCGAAACAGGCCACCGTCCAGGTGAGCTGAGACTGACGAAGGAGCCTATTCGGGCTCTCGAATCGGTCTCCACTCCTCACCTGGACACCGGTCTGGACCTCCCCTCCACCCCAGAATTGGGAACCTGTCAGCTAATTCGTCCTGATAGGGGTATGAGCACTGTGTTTACGCTGCCAGGGTGGCTTATGAGACACCCGATTAGGCGGACGCCGGCGGCACCGGCGGCCAGATGGGCGAACTGATCTAGCAGTGTGTGGTGTGTGAGCCCGGGATAAACGCTCCTGGCAGCCTCGCCAGATGGGGCACCTTCGGCCGGAAGGTGGAGTGTGAAGCCCGGGCCCGGCACGTTGACAACATGACGCAACTCGAGCTGAGTTGCAGGTGGTTGGTAAAGAGTCAGGAGGGAGACACCCCTCTGACCAACGGTGAAAGGCTTTTTATTGGGCTAGGTACCCAGGGTCATATAGCCGGATGAGGGGCAGCGGTGAGTGCTGCGGAACGGAGTGGTCTCCGGGCCGGTGGCTCCTGACTCTTTACGAGCCTCCTGCGACCCTGTATCCACGAGGGGGGTCGTATTGATAGATGACTGCTATGCCTGGTGAGAAGTGGATCGAGCAGTCGCTTGACCCCAGCAGGGGGCTCGCACAGGTTGGATTCACCGCTTGGGGTGATAGGGCACCGTAACCATCCGGGCCTTGAAGAGGGGAGTTCGAGACCCCCGAATCCACGCAGGAGTCCCCCATCCGATCGGCGGGTCGCCCCCGAGGGGGCTCCAGCATTTGCCGAGGTAGCTCAGTGGCAGAGCACCGGGCTCATAACCCGGATGTCGTGCGGTTCGACTCCCACCTTCGGCTCGGCGAGCCCTCAACTGGGTAAATAGCGGCGGTGGAAACCCTCGCCGGCTGGAACCCTCCCGCCACCGACATGGCGGGCCTGTCGGGGATAGGGCTCGCCTTACCCCGGTCTGTCTAACTGGTAGGACGCCAGGCCCTGAACCTGGAAGTGGAGGTTCGAGTCCTTCCTGGGGTGCGGCCGGTGTATGACCCCGTTCATCCGGGGCGGCCGGTGGGCTTCTGGTTGATGTAGAACAGGAGGGTCCGATTCCCTCCCGGCCCGCTAGGTCTTGTCGCCCCTCGGGTGGACGTATGTGCATGCCTCCGTCTCGAAGATGTCCGTCGACCGCCGCATCGACGCAGCCATCTCCAAAGTGCTCGACACCGGATGGACCCAGTCTGAAGCCGCCCGCCACTACGGGATCAACCGTTCCAACCTGAACCGTCGGATCAAGCCGATCCGACAGCAGCGTGAAGCCAACGAACTCCGAGCTGCCGAAGAACTCCTCGCCGGCACACGCCAGCCTCTCATTCAAGAGACTCGACGTGTCGGCACCTTCGCCGAGTTCGAAGAGCGGTATTTCGGAGAGCTGATCTGCCCGGACTGTCAGGTCCACCATGAGACGCCCGAGTTCCACAAGGAGATCGCCGAGGCGATCGACTCCGACGCCCGCAGGATCCTCATCAACCTGCCCCCCTACCACTCGAAAAGCACGCTGGTAACTGTCAAACACACCGTCTACGACATTGCCAAGAATCCGAACTCCCGGACCATCATCGTCTCCAAGTCCGGGCCCTTCGCCAAATCCTTCCTCCACGCCATCAAGTCCTGGCTGTCGGTCGAAGAGCTGTACCAGAACACGCAAGGCAACCTGATCAAGGACTTCGGCCCGTTCATGCCCGAGAACGAAGGCTGGTCCCAGTACGAGATCTACGTCCAGAACCGTCACATGGCCGGCGGCGTCGAGAAAGACCCGACCGTCCTGTCCATGGGCTATGGCGGGCAGATCTACGGCCGGCGTGCCGACAAGATCAAGTTCGACGACATTGCCACGCTCGAGAACCAGCGGAACCCCGAGCGTGTCGCCCAGATGATCGAGTGGCTCAACAAGGAGGCTCTGTCTCGTATCGGGAAGAGCGGGCAGGCTGTCTGGGCTGGCACTCGAGTCGCCCCCGGCGACATCTACTCGGTGCTGATGAACCGGCCCGGGTACAAGGTCATCAGGTATCCGGCGCTCATCGACGACGAACACGAGCAGGTTCTCTGGCCGGAACACTTCCCCTACGAACAGGTACTCGTCCACCGGTCTGAGATGAGTCCCGCCGACTTCCAGCTCGTCTACCAGAACGTCGATGTCCCCGGTTTAAACGCCTCCTTCACTCAGGAGATCCTCGACGAGGCGAAAGACACTGATCGTCAGTTCGGTCACTACGAGACCGGATGGCGTCTCATTGCCGGGCTCGACCCGGCCGGCGGGACCAAGGGGTCCGGGTATACGGCCCTCGTCTTGCTGGCTATCGATCTGAACACGGGGAAGCGGTTCGTCGTGGACGCTGTCGCCGAGAAGGCGATGAAGGCGCCCCGGCTCAAGCAGCTCATGTTCGAGTGGACCGACCGCTACCCGATCTACGAGTGGCGTGTCGAGTCGAACGGGCTCCAGTCGCAGCTCGTCCAGTACAACGAGGAGATCATCCAGCATCTCGCCAAGCGTGGCGTCAGGGTCATCCCCCACCAGACACATTCGAACAAGTGGGATCCCGAGTTCGGGGTCGAATCCATCGCCCCGCTCTTCTATGCAGACCTGGTCTCTATCCCGTGGGCTGGCGTCCAGTCAGCACAGAAGTTTCAGCGGCTCATCGAAGAGTTCGTCGCCTTCCCGATGGGGATCACCTCCGACCTGGTTATGGCTTTCTGGTTCGCCGACCTCGGGGCTCGAGACCTCCTACGCCGGGCACACCTTCCCATGTTCAACGAGCGGCTGCGGAAACGGTGGCCGAAGCGGATCCGATCCAGAGCCCGGGTCGTCAACTTCGAAGACCAGTCAGTCAGGCCAGTCTCCATGGAAGACCAGCGTCTCGGCCACATGACTCGGGGGCAGCAGGGCTACCGCAGGATGACTGTCGGCACCCCCACTCCGCACGGGTCTGTCCGTGAGTTCGAGGCTGAGCCTGTCGAGAAGCCGATGAATATCGACCCGAAGATCTGGACGCCCTGACGCTGCTTGGGCGGACAGATAGATGTCAACACTGAGTGACCGCCGCCGTGACCGGCGGAACCGGGCCGCCTTCAACCGAGCCAAGACCAAGGCAGGCGAGGATGGGATGGTCTGCGGCTACACGGATCCCGAGGGGAACCCCCGTTATTTCGTGACGCCACGAGGGACTCCAGACGAGGAGGTCCGAGAGCGAGCCTTCCAGGCGATCCACGGCCGGCCCATGAACCGAGCCGAACAGCTCCTCGACGCTGCCCAGTCAGGCGACCTGATCCGAGCCTACGAGCAGGCGATGACCCACTATCTCGACAGAACTCCCGTGGCTGATGTTTGACGTCGTCCACCTTCCCGCCCTCTACGACTCTTGGCGTGAACGTCAACTCGCCCGAGACGAACGACACGACATCATCGACCGGGTCGTCGCCGGAGAGTTCGAGATCTACGACCCTGACGAGGAGCGGCTCGCCGTCTCCTCGCCGAACATGATCCAGGTTGCACTCGAGGACACCGCCGAAGCCTCCTCGCTCGTCCCGACCGTCCGAGCCCAGCCGACCAAGGACGGACCCCAGGCCAAGCATGTCGCCCAGAAGATGGAGCGGATCTCGGCCGGATACATGGAGGCCAACGAGATCGACCTGCTCATCCCCCGATCAGTCATGGACGCCGGCGCATACGGGTTTCACGTCTGGACCGTCCTCCCCGACTTCGACCAGAAGATCCCCCTCATCGAACGGCGGGATCCTCGCACCTGTTACACGGAAGACGGATTCCATCCGGGAGACACGGTACGTCGGGCCCTCTTCGCTCGAGAGCTGTACTTTTCCCAGTTGCCTCCCGAGTGGCAGAGCAAGGTCCAAGCCACCCTGACCGAAGGTGTCATGGTCGACACGGGCACCGAGTGGGAGGAAATGTCCGTCGACGAGATCCGGGCCAACGATGCCGTGGTCCTCGTCGAATACTTCGACTCCGACGAGATGGTGCTGGCGGCGCTCTACCAGAACTCGGGCCGGGAAATGGGCTCCGAGACTCGAGTCCACCAGCTTCCCGTCGAGCTGAAGCGGACCCCGAACAAGGTCAAGATGTGCCCGGTCGTCATCGGCGCTCGAATCACTCTCGATGGAGAGTTCCGAGGCCAGTTCGACCAGGCCGTCGGCATGCTCGAAGCGCACATCCGCCTGTTCTCTCTGCTCATGGATTACGCCGACCAGGCTGTCTACTCGGACATTTTCGTCAAGGATCTCATCGGCGAGATGCCCTACGGTGGCGGCGCCTACATCGAGTTGGGCCCCAACGGTCAGATCGGCCGTGTCCCACCCGCCGTGTCCAGCCTCGATGTTCAGCGTGACCTCGAGACCCTGTCTGACGGGATTCACCTCGGAGGCCGCTGGCCGAAATCCCGGCCAGGCGAGATTGATCAGTCGATCGCCTCGGCCAAGTTCCTCGAATCGTCTGTCGGCATGCTCAACACGGCGATCCGCACCTATCACCAGATCCTCCAGCGGAGCCTGGGCAAGGCGATGCGTCTCGCTCTCGCCACCGACCAGGCCTACTTCCCGGCGGCCAAGACCGCCACGGGCATCCTCCGTAACCAGGAGTTCGTCGAGACCTACGAGCCTGGCAAGGACATCGACATGTCAGCCAAGGTCCGAGTCGAATATGGGCTCGGCTTCGGACGTGACCCTGGCCAGTCGGCGGTCCTCCATATCCAGTATTCCCAGACTAGCCCTCCGCTGATCTCCCAGGAGACCGTCCAGGAGAACGTCGACGGTATCCGAGATGTCGCCCTCGAACGCTCCAGGATCGACATCCAGCAGTTCCGAGGTATGGCTCTGGCCAAGCTCCTCCAGGGGATCGAGGCAGGAACCATCCCCCAGGGCGCCCTCGTTGAAATCGCCGCAGCTCGTGAGCGTGGCGACGACCTGTTCGAGATCTTCCAGAAGTACGTGGTCGAGCCTGAAGAGGCCATGCGTGACCAGGCCCTCCCGACAGGGATGGGTGGCATGCTCGGCGGCGGGCCCATGCCTTCCGGGCCGCCGGGAGCGCCGCCCGCTGCCCCTGTCCCCCCTGGCGGAGCTGACCTGATGGCTCGTATAAACATGCCGGCCGGTCCTGGCGGGACTCTCGGCACTCAGGTTCTCCAGGAGGCCTGATGGCTGACCAGTCGATCGAGAAAACTCCGATGGCCGGCACCTCCGTAAATAAGCCCGAGAGCGGGACTTACGGAGAGAAGGCGGATCTCGCCAACCTCCAGCAGAGTTTGCCGCCCATGGGCCCGGGCGGTGGTGCCGAAGGCGGGCCTGCTCCCATGCCTCAGCCGTCGCCGGCCATGCCTGGCCGCCCCGGCGGGAGGCCCATGAACGCTCCCGCAGGCGTCCCCGACGTTCTTCTTGGCACGGAGGATGCGGCGACGCCGGCAGCCGCTCCGAACGCTCCTGGAGCCTCCCCGGAGGCTGCACGTCTCGCCCTGCTCGAGCAGCTTGCCTCTTCGACCGAAGTGTCGGAGACGACTCGTGCGTGGGCTCGCCTCGTCTTGGAGTCCCTGAGTGGTCCTCGATAGGGGCGGGCTGCCTGATGTGGCCCTCGAAGAGGAGCCCCGCTCGGGTCTGATCGATCAGGCTCAGGAGGGCGGGCTTGGCGGGCTGGCCACCGGCCTCGCCGGGATGGTCCTACCCCAGGCTGGGCTTCCTGGCCAGCGGTCCATCGGCGACGTGTTCACCGACTTCGTCGAGTTCTCCCGCCTCGGAGACGTCCTAGACCTGGGTTCTGCCCTTGACCCGAACTCGGGCCTCGACCCTCTCGAACGGCTGGTAGCCGCCGCCCCGTTCATCGGTGTCGGCGCTATTGGTGTACGCCAGGGGTACAAGCGTTACGCCGCCCGGGCCCAGCAGGCCCAGGGCGCCATGGCCCATTCGATGAACCCGCCTCAAGGCCAGGCGTTCGACCTGTCCGACCCTGGCTTCGAAGAGCTTGGTGGGATCGATCCGACCGGGACGCAGTTGCGTGAGCAGCAGGCCAAGTTCGAGCAGCTCTCCTTCGAATCCAAATCTCCGTTCAGCCGGGGAGTCCTCCGGGCCGAATCGTGGGAAGAGCTGATTGCCACCGTCGACTCCGAGGCTGCCGTCAACCCCAACCGTCATCGGGTCGCAGACGCCGCCCTTCGAGGTGTCGGCCTGGCCGTAGTCAACAACGCACCCGACCCCACCTTGTATGGGGTCGACCCGGAGGCAGCCCAGTTCATCGCAGCCAAGGTCGCCCTCGCCAAGTGGAACCGGGCGATTGACCTGGGGCTCATTAAGGAGCCTGACCTTCGTCAGCCAGGGCTCGGATCTGGCGCCACCGAGCGGCTCCTCCAGATGATCCACCTCGAGATCGCCACCTCGGGGATTGTCGGGCCTGACCTGTCAATGCCGTCACCTGGACGGCTCGCCCGCATCGTGACCACCGAGGGCGGCGAAACGCAGGTCATCTATGGCATTGTCGACGAACTTCTCCCGACCGAACGGGTCTTCGACTGGGATGTGATGTACCCCGTCGACGAGGGGAGGGTCCACAAGCGTCAGTCGTCACTCGACATGGAGGCGATGGAGGGGCTCTACGCCGCCAACATTGCCAAGGGTGTCCTCCAGGCTCCGCCGTCCATGGCCGACTCGGGCCGAGGGCTCCTCGCCAAAGACCAGGGCACTTTCTACAAGGCGATGAACCAGACCGCCAGGGTGCTGTCCGATGCCACCCCCTACTCGGTGACCCAGGTGTCGGGTGTCATCTCTGGTCTCTCGTCGAATACTGCGTGGGCTCCAGAGAACCTGGTGGGCGCCGTCCATACTGTCTTGCAGACCGGCCGGCCTGACCTGGACCCCATGTCGGCCGAGTATCAGGCTCTCTTCCGTGAGGCCACGGTCGGCTCTGGGTGGGGTCAGGATCTCTTCGAGTCGTCTGGGCAGCCTGTCCGGGAGCAGTTTGAGCAGATGCCCGGAGCGCCGGGTGGGATCCCCGACTTCGAGGGTGTCGCTGGCCATTACGGCAACCCGGAGAACGTGACCGGCCCCCACGGGATCATGGGGGCTGACGAGACGACCAAGATCGAGAAGGCCGAAATGATCCTCAAGGGGAACCTGCCTCCATGGCTGGTCCTCCGGGGGATGAAGACGAACACCTTCTCTCGTAGCGGTGCTGACCCGTCTCTTCGGGATCTCGTCACAGTCGACCGGCATTCCGACAGACTGTCCCAGGGGTCCGTTTTCGTTACTTACCCTCTCGCACACCAGGGTGTCGTCCGTGGCGAAATCGACCCGACCCAGACCTACCACGACCCGATCACTGGTGACTCGATCACTGGTGAGGGGATCCGGGCGGCTCTCGACGCTATGGAAGAGCATGGGTGGTCACCCGAGCAGGTCATGCGTTGGAGGAAGACGCTCGCCAGCTTCCCGACCAAACAAGCTCAGGCTCGCTACCTGGCCCAGTCCCGAGCACACCTCCTCGTCCGTGACGAGCTAGGCCTGGAAACCGGTCAGGAAACTCAGGCTATGGGCTGGGCGTACGCCAGGGAGAACATGGGGCGCACCCTCCTGGAGCGCCGCCTCTCCGAGGCGAAGACGATCGACGAGTTCAGGGCTATTGCCGAGGCTGGAACTCTCGACCCGGCGATCTTCTCCCATCTCGAGGGAAACCCTGTGCTCGAGCGAACCGCAGCAGGGATGGTCTGGGAGGTCGACGACACTCTCGCCGGCGCCCTGCCCACTGTCGAGGATCTGCATGCTGCTGGCAAGGGTGTTCAGCGTCCCGCTTCGGGACGTGTGACATCCTCGATTCTCGCTGTCAGAAACGCTGACGGCCGGGTCACCCCCTACGCCGACGCCACCAAGCCTGGTGTCGCCGAAACTCTCCGTCATGCCACCCCAACCGGGATCCGGGTCGGGGACTTTGAACGGTACATCTCGAACAAGCCACGCCAGGTGCTGTCCGCCCAAGACCATGTGGCTGAGGCGGGCGACTACCTGCGTGAGGACGGCCGCCAGGCGGCCGGGTTCGCCACCATCGGTATGGACCCGGCGAGCCCCGGCCACCCTGGAATGCTCCCTGGTAACCGGGCTGTCGTCCTCGTCCCCCAGGATCGAGTGTCGGACATTCAGGGCATCCTCGAGGGTGACTGGCCGCTCGAATATCAGGTCGGCACCGCCCAGGGCACCCGGCTCGGACTGAGCCGCAACAAGCTCGACGCCGAAGACCTCGCTGGCCTGACTGACGACCAGCTCGGCGAGCTGCTCAAGAACAACGACTGGGGCGCCATCTCGTCTGACAATATCGCTGGTCTGCGAGCTGACGTCCGTCGGATGGGCGGGCAGTTCATCGATGCTGAAGGGTCTTGGCTGGTCGAACCGCAGCCCACTTTCACGAACCCTACGGGTGAGCGTGTCAACCAGGAGATCGCCCAGGTTGCCGAAGAGTACATGGACCAGGCCGGGCTCGACTATGAGCCGGCACTGTTGGCTGACGAGGTCAACGAGAAGCGGGCTATGAAGATCGCCGACGCCTACGATGCGCTGCCCGAGTTCGACCCTGCCTCACGAGAGTCATACGAGGCCATGGCCGCCGAAGTCAAGGCCCAGTACGAGTTCCTCGTCGGCAAGGGCTACGAGTTCACGTTCGGGGATGACACTGTCTTCACGGTCGACCCCACCGGGAAGGGCATGTTCGAGGACATCAGGAAGAAGAAGCTCAACGTGTACGGCACTGAGGAGACTTTCACTCCTGCCGAGTTCCGCAAGCTGCAATCTCAGAACCCCCTCTTCCGACACACCGGCACCATCGTCGACGGACGAAACCTGACCTTCAACGACATGTTCAGGGCGATCCACGACGTGTTCGGCCATGCCCGCAATTCGAACAATTTCTCCACCTTGGGCGAAGAGAACGCCTGGCGTACCCACATGGCCATGTTCTCCAAGAAAGCCCAGCCTGCCATGACCGCCGAGACCCGAGGTCAGAACTCGGCCCTGAACGCAGGGCCTGCTCGTCGGACCCTCGACGGGAAGCTGATCAAGCGGGGCGATCCGGGCTACCTCGAGGATGCTCCCTTCCCGCCACAGAAGGCGGCTCTGCTCCCCGACGAGTTCAACGTGGTCGAGAAGCCCCCGATCAAGGACACCGAAGCCTCCCTCTTCGTGACAGGCCTCTCCTATGCCGACCTGATCAAGCTGGGCAAGAAGCATGGCCAGATGGCCATTGCCACTCGAAGCGCCATGCTCAACACCGACGGAACCTACAATCCCGTCCAGGACAAGGTCTCCTTCGGCGACAGCGCTAACCCGGACTCCAATACTCGGCTTGCCACGGGCCAGAAGTTCTCGTTCGACTACGACTTCTCCGAGGCGCTCCCCCTCCCGCTCGACCCCGACACTCTCGCTGATGTCGGCAGCCAGGCCGAGCCTATGGCTCAGGTCACCATCGACATGGGCGGGGACTACGGCGGGCTCAACTGGAATGTCACCTCCCGGATGTTGCGGAAGGTTGCCGGTGTTCCTGGCGCTCGCCCTCGGGTCTACTCGCATGCTCCCAACCAGGTTCCCGCCGGCTTCACCAAGGCTTCAGAATCCGTGTTCACCGATGCTGCCGGCGTCACCGGGTCGATCCTCCACCGGAGTGGCGATCGGTATGCCCGCCACCAGGCTGACGTGTGGATCCCCGAATGGGAGTCACACACTCTGTCGCAGGACGGGTTCGAAGGTGAGCGGACCCGGCGAGGGGCTAAGGATGCTCGAGATGTCATGGAGGTCGACCAGGAAGCCGGGATGATCTGGTTCGACAAGGATCTCGCCATTTCTGTCCCGCCTGATGCGGACGTGTCGCTCGGTAAGGCAGGGTCCATCTTCCGATCGCTCCGCATAAATGGAACGATTGTTCGAGAAATGGTGGTTGATACGAACGGCCCCGTCCCCATCCTCGTCGCCGGCGAAGCTGGCGTGCCCGGGCCCGGCCGTACCGTTGTCACCCTGTCGAATGGTGTCGTCTCGAAGATCACCCCCCACACGGAGACAGACCTGGCTCCTGCCCGTGACGCTCTGGCGGGCGCAGGGCTGATCCCGGACGGTGAGAAAGTGGCAATCGAGTATCTCACCGAAGACGATGCGACAGCCAATGTCGAAGCGACCTCTGCCGTCTTCCACGATGCCCTGCCGGTCGTCGACACCAACAGGTTCCCCTGGTCAAGCCAGGACAGGCAGTTCACCGCAGAAGTCCGAGAGACGGTCCCCACGCTCAAGAAGATCAGTTTCGGCCGGAACGCCACCGACCAGGTCCGTGGGCAGGCCCGAGGTGTCCTCGAAGGCCTCCACGGGGCAGGCTCCAGGTTCTCAGCGTTCCAGGCCAAGTTCGGTTCGCTGCCCGTCGAGATCTGGGAAGGGTCTGCGGGAATCGACACGGCTGTCATCGCCGACAAGCAGTACATCGACGCCGTGACCCTCCTCCGCAACGAGCCGGTCATCATCTTGAACGAGAGCGTGCTCGCTCGGAGGTGGGCGAAGGGCGTCAAGCCGAAGAACTCGAACCGGTACTCCCACCCGGAAGCCTCAGACTTCGAAGAGACGCTCGTCCACGAGATCGGCCACATGCTCTGGCGTCACTTCCCCGACACCAAGACCAGACACGCCCACCTGATGGACGCCTTCGACGTTGTCGGCGTGAACGAGGCGACCGGACGGATGCTCGTCTCACCCTACGGGTATCAGGACTGGCGGGAGTTCTTCGCCGAAGCCTTCGCCAGGTCAGTGTTCGAACCAGACAAGGTGCATCCTGCGCTCGCTAACCTGGTGTCGATCGCCATGAACAACGCCCGCAGCGGTGTGGAAGGGATCAACGGATGAGAGCAAGCCAGCCATCACTCTGCTTCATGTGCGAGTATTACGTGCCAGGGACCGACCCGACGAACGATCGGCAGAAGCCGATCTGTCGTGCCTTCCCCGAAGGGATTCCCCGGGAGATCATGGACGCAGGGTTCGACCATCGCCAGCCTTTCGAAGGTGAGACGATCCTGTTCAAGCCGGCCGCTGGAGTGACCGAGGCAGACATCAACCAGTGGGAGGCCGAGGTGCTCGAGAACTCGAAGGCAGACGTTCTGGGCGTGCTCGGTGACATGGAGCCCGAACAAGCCTGACGCTCGGCGGGTGGCCTAGTAGATGCCGCTCGACCTTTCTCGTGTCGACCAGAACCTGCAAGCCATCCGGGCGATAGAGGGATCCTGGTCTCTTCCCTCGCTGCCGGACGAAGTGAAACTGGACCTCGCTGGCAATGCGATGATGAACGCACCAGCCCTCGGATTCCTCCTGACCGGCATCAACGCCCAGACCGACGAGGCGCAGAAGCAGCAGGCGCTCCCCACCCGGCTCGACCAGAACGACGAAAGCCTGTTCCCCGCCCAGCCATCCTACGCTCTCGAGCCCAAGTCACGGGTCGGCGCCACCGTCGCCTCCGTGACCGGACTGGCCGTTCCCCAGGTCTACGACGTGAAAGCGCCGCAGCGGCTGAAGCAGAAGCTCGTCGACGGCGGCTACCTCAACCTCTCCCCCGACCAGGTCGCCTCAGACCAGTGGCTCCCCGAGTTCTCATACGCCGCCTCCCAGCTCAACTTCGACGAGATGGGAAAACGCTTCTCGGGAGACAAGCCCGGCTCGGTTTCTGTCGACCAGATCCTCAACGTGGTCGACGAATGGCTCACGCCAAGAGGTCTCTACCGGGCGGCCGTCGAACTGGACCTCTGGTGGGATGCCGGGCAGATCAGCGCCGAGTTCCAAGAGTGGGACCAAAAGCTGTCTACCTGGCGTGAAGACCCGTTCGACCCTCGCAAGCTAGTCGACCTGGTCACCGGGCCTCTCGACGACATTCTCTTCCCCGCCCTGAACCTCGCACTCATGTTCACCGGTGTCGGCCAGGTCATCGCTACCGGCCGGGCACTCCACATGGGGGTCAAGGGTGCCACGGCACTGGCCGGCGTATACCGGGGCAGCAGGGGGCTTAGGTTCATGGCCCAGGGTCTCGACGATGCGGCCCGGTTCGCCAAGCCGTCATGGGTGTCGGGCAAGGTAGCCCAGCTCGGACCTGCCGGCGAGAAGACGTCGATGATCATGGACCAGTGGCGGAAGCAGGGCGGGGTCATCCTCGCCAAGAAGGCCAACCAGCAGGTCATGAAGGCCGGATTCACCTCCAACCTCGAACAGCTCATCGACTCCGACCGAGGCGGGCAGTCGCTGAACCGGTTCACCGGAGTTGGCGAGGCCGTCGAGACGGTTTTCTCGAATCCGCTGGTCGACTGGGGTGCTGATCTGTTCCTCATGCCGCCGAACATTCTCGCCCCGGGCACCTTCTCGAGGCCAGGCAAGGCAGCGGTCGACAGTGTCAAGGCCGGGTTTCTGAAAGCAGCCGACAACGAGAACCTTCTGGCAGCCTATGACCGTCCAGTCATCGCCTATCTCACCGAGGATGTCGGCGAGGACGCTGCCAAGCAGTATGTGAAACTCCGCAACGACCGTGGGATGAAGCGGGCACTGTCTGAGACGTTCTTCGAAGGTGACGACGAGAAGATGGGCGCTGCCCTGGCCTTCACCACGACCATGGCGGCGGTGGACCATCACGCTCGGAATGCTGCTGATGTCGTCTCCGGGAGCGTCCTGCACGAGCTGGGGTCGACCACGAGGACACTCTTCCATCAGGCTCGGAACACGGCGACCGCACGCCTTCGCCAGCTCGACCCTGACAATGTCGAAGATCTCCTCACCCACTTTGCCAAGTATGGGCTCGACGACGCCGGCCAGGTGGCCACCCGGAGGGCCGACCGGTTCTACCGGCAGTATCGGAAGATCCGGGAGGCCTACCTCGAACCGGCCGAAGCCGCCAAGAGTCGAGCCGGATCGGTCCCCTCTGACCACCAGCGGTTCATCGGCACCTTCGACTCGGAAGTCGGACGATACCGGTGGCGTCCGTTCAAGGCTGGCGACAGTTTCGAAGATGATCCCTTCTTCGTTGACCTCCATCGTGGCGAGCTGGCCGAGTCGCTCGGCGACGACCTGGGAGCCGTCCTTCGTGGCGAGGCGGACCTGCCCGACCAGTACGCCAACCGTTATCTGAGGCGAGATGCTGCCGGCGGCGTGCGCCATTGGAGACTGTCAGAAGCCGACAAGGTGCAGCTCTACGACGTGGAGAAGCTCGGCGTCTTGAAAGACTCGGCTCGCCGACACAACGACCTGCGTGGGAAGTACCTGTCGGAGATGATGAACGATGTCACTCCCGAGGCTGTCGAACAGTATGTCTACGAGGTGCTGCCGACGTTCGGGCGGTGGAACGACTTCATCGATTCTACTGGTGAGATCCGTGATGCGGTGATGCGGGGCGACCTGGACAATGTCAGGTTCACCCCTCCCATGTCGGACGCCAACCGTCAGCTCGCAGCCATCCCCCATTCACCGACTGGTCGCAAGTGGGTGGACGAGCTGTTCGCCATGATGGTCGAATTGCCCGGAGACGAGCATCTCCAGGGCAGCCTGATGAAGGGGGTCTTCTCCCCGTTCGCCAGAGACGTCGACCCCCAGATGGGCAACTTCACCGTGGCCGGCCAGTCGACAGTGACGAAGCAGCAGGCGCTGGCTTTCGGGGCTACCGCCAAGCGTGCCGTCAGAATGGTGAAAGCCATCCGTCGGCTCAAGGCCCTGCCTAATTCCGAGGATCTGTTCCGTGTCGCAAGTCAGGTCGTAGAGGGCGGCGAGAACATCACCGGCCCGGGCCTGTACGAGGTGCTGGCAGAAGCGCTCGGCTCTGCCACCGAGAAGTCCGCTGGTGAGCTGGCTGCTATCGCTCGGATCGCCCGGGAGGCCGGCGTGACTCTCGACGACATCGAGCCGGTTCTGATCGGCAAGCTGAACGAGATCAACTCGCTGCCCAGGTGGTCTGAAGATTTCATGGTCCCCACCCAGCTCGACCGAACCGATGACCTTGTCAAGGAGGTCGATGCGAAGATCCGGGAGCTTCAAAAGCAGGCGTTCTTCATGGCGTCGGAGGTCGACGGGGCTCCAGCATGGATGACCGGGTTCCTCAAGGAGCGCAACTACAAGCTGGTTTACGGGGTCGAGTTCGCCCAGCCGTTCGACCTGGACGGGATCATGCCCCAGTTCGCCGATGTCGCTCGCCGCCACCTCAAGCAGAAGCGCCTGGGAGACTTCTTCTCACGTCAAGACCCCGAGGCCGTGTCAGCCTTGAAACTACGCAAGGTGCGAGACTCTCTCCATGCCAACCTGGCCCGAGTTCCTGCCGAAGGCGGCCGTCCTCTGAACCTGGGGGCCGGTCCTGACCTGGGGAACGCAGACCAGAACCGGGTGGTCGAAGACCTGTTCGAGATTCTGAGGGAGGTCCAGGAGGAGGCCAGGAACACCCTCGACACTCTCCCAACGAGAGGGCTTGTCGGCCGGGTCGCCGGCCGAGCCTCGTTGGCCAGGGTTCCGTTCTCGCTCGACCGGCTCGCCTCGGACCTTCCGTTCGACGCCTTCGTGGCTAGGGTCATGGGGAGGGGCTACTCACGCCAGCAGGCCTACGGGATATACAAGGCTCTCCAGTCTTCTCAGGCTCTCGGGTTCCGCACTCACGGGCTGTATGCGACAGAGTCATACATCCGGTCCCAGCCGAACCTTCTCGACGGGCTCCGAGTGCTCGGCACCACGAACGCCGGCGACAAGTACCGGAAGGGTCGAGCCGTCCTCGGAGCTATCGGCGGCGGAATGGCCGCCAACCTGAGCATCGAAGAGGGTGAGGATCCCCTGTCCCCCGGGAATATCGGATTGCGTCTCGGCGGGGCTGTCCTCGGCGGTGTGGCTGGTGCCTCTCCCCGGGTGGGCATCCCCGGCGTCAAAGCTCTCGCAGGCAACCTGTCGAACACGAAGGCTCTCAAGTATGCCTACCTGGGGGACGGGATCGCCAACCTGCGAGACATGGTCCGATTCTCCCTGTCTCCGATCTTCGACGCCTCCCGGTATTCGGAGGCGATCATTCTCAACCAGATCGGCGAACTTCCACCCGGCCTCAAGAATCTCAGGATCAACCAGTCTCCGAAGGGGTTCCGGTCGATGGTCGCTCGAGAACTTCGGGGTGGTGGCATGGACAAGGATGCTGCTGCTCGTGCCGCCACGCTCGAGTGGGGGAAAGTCCAGGACGAGTTCGCCTCGGCAGCCAGAGGCTACCGGGACTTCGACTGGGAGGTCATCGACGGTGTGGGCCGGCGGTTCTCCAGCGTGGGAATCCTCGGGTTCAGCCCGGTCGAATGGATGTCCTCAACCTACGGGCACCTCCGTCGTGGCGGGGTTGCCCCGTCCAAGGCTTATGAGGTGGTCAGGGACATTTACACGTATGGGACGACCGGACGGTCGGCCGCAGAGCTGTCAATGAACTTCGTCTTCTTCCCGTTCTCGTTCACCAAGAAGACTGTCGGTCACCTGTCGAAGTTCTTCTCGGACGACATTGCCAGGCTGGTCGTTCTCCACGACATGGCCGCCACCTTCCAGCTTCTCAACGAGAACTACGACCTGTCTCAGGAGTGGCGTGACCGGCTGCCCATCCTCGAGAAGGCCAACCGGTTGAACCTGCTCGCCTACGGTGTCGGACTCGGCCAGTTCGGTGGTGTAAACGCACCGATCATCCGAGGGCTCTCTCAGCTCCCTGGCGTCAGCTCAGCCGTCGACATGATCCCGGGGCCCTCCTCGATCGTGAACGCCTTCGTTCCCCAGGTCGTCCCCATGTCTAGCGCCTCCGACGCTGACACAGCCTGGGGCACGGTCAGGGGGCTCATGCCTGTCATCAACGACGTGAACACCATGGTGGGCGCTCTCGTCGAACAGGGTCGGGTCGTCGGGAGTGAGAACCACATGACCTCCCGGGCAGAGGCCCGGCATGCGTGGGAGGAGTGGCGTGCCTTCCAGGCCGAGGTGAAAGAGGGGCTTGATGCGGCGGGGATGACCTGGGCGCAGGCAACCAGGCAGCCTGTCTTGAACTCCTTGATCCAGACCGAGCGTGCCAGGATCTCGACCAAGTACCCATCATGGAAGCAGGGTCTGGGCGACGGTATCGCTCATGGTGCGGCCATCGACATGGAGCTGGAAGAGCGTGTCCGGTTCCCGAAGACGAATGGGGACAAGCTCCTCGGCGAGTTCGTTGAACTTCACGACGTGATGGGCGATGCGCTCACGTCGGCTGACATGTCTTGGACTCGGCCGGAAGACGTGCCGCCTGAGATCTACCGGATGTTCCGGGATCTGGCCATCCAGTTTGGTAAGGAAGAGCCCGAGTTTGTCCGTCTCTACGACCGGTTCTTCCGACGCTCCTTGGGTGATATTACGAGTGACCTCTACTAATGGATGAGCTGAGAGAACAGATCAAGAGTCTCGGGTATTCCGAGGCTGAGATCACCAGGTTCCTTGAGGATCCGGCCAACGCACCTCGGGATGTGGTGGTCCTGTTCGAGGCGCATATGCAGTCGACCTCCGGTACGGTCGGCCCCGACACTCCCGAGTTCGGAGCCTTGTCGGCTGAGGCTGCTCCGCTGGCCGAGGCGAGCGTCCAGACTCAGGAGATCGCCCGGAAGATTGCGTCAGACCAGCCTCTGTCTGAGGAGGAGCTGGCGATTATGGAGGGCGGCGGGTCCATCGCTGATACCATCCTGGCGGCAGCGCAGGAGCTTGCCATTGGTGAGGAGCAGTTCAACTTCGACTGGGTGTACAACGCTCTCCAGCTCACCCCCGGATCGCTCGATACAGACAAGGCGCTTGCTGAACTGTGGGAGCATCTCGTCGCTGTCGGCGCCGCCCAGGAGGTCGAAGCGTCCGAAGCTGAGAAGGCTTTGACGGTGAAGGAAATCCTGGCTAGGTCACCTTCGAACATGGCTGTCCAGATCGCCGTCCTCGAGTGGGGTCAGGAGAACAAGGCTTACACGCCTGACCAGCGGATCGACGGAGTGTCCATGACCGACATTTCCGCACTGCTCGAGAAGGGCATGCGTCTCTCCCGGGCTGTCAGCGTGGGTCGGGCGGCTAACCAGTTCGACCTCAACCCGGTTGAACTGGCCGAGATCTGGGAGGCTCAGGATGCGACCCATCTCGGAGGGTCGTCCATGGCTTTGGAGCGGGCCAACGCAGAAGGCCGAGGTGTCGACCAGTTCAGAACACGACAGCCGCTCCTCAACACGGCCGTGGAATACAAGGCCGGGCTCGACATGTACAACCAGTCGAAGTTGATGGCTGCGGTCCACGTCAGCGACCAGGAGCTGGCCAAGAAGCTCTACGCCAACCCGTACTCTCTCGACTCTGGGGAGCTTCAGCGGGTGCTCGAATATGTTGGCGGAGCCGAAGGCAAGGAGAGCGACCCTCAGATCTCGTGGGTGGCGAACAGGCTGGCCGGCGGGTACAAGGCGACCGCCACGGTCGACACGGAGAGCGTCCGCAATGCCGTCCAGACCCTGGCTGACGCCTGGAACCTGACCGGGTCCGAGGGCGTGGCTGCTGCCTTGTCAGGCCAGCTCGTGGCAGATGCAGTGTCTCAGGCTCAGGCTTCTCTTCCGAACCCGTTCGGTCCTGTCGGGTCTCCAGTCTCCGTCCAGGACTCGATCCAGGATGTCGCCGCTCACGTTCGGGCTCGCCTTCGGGAGGTGCCCGAGTATGAGGCGCTCTTCGGGAACAAGGCGGCGGGCGAGTCGGAGGAGGAGTATGCGGCCAGGTTCGAGAACCGGTCTCAGTCTGTCCTCGGCGACGATGTGGTCGGAGCTGTCCGGGCTGGAATGCGCTCGGGGAATGTCAACACCATCTACCAGCAGGGGCTCAACACGGAGGTCGGTGACTCCTCGACAAGGTTCCAGGAGCTGATAGCTCGCAACGCTCGGATCTTCCGTGAGATGCTCTGATGGCTGTCGTCAGCCCTCGGGCCGTCTACGACTACCTGTTGGCGAACGGGGTGAGCCCGGCGTCGGCGGCTGGCATCCTGGCGAACATTGCAGCAGAGTCGGGCTTCGACTCGGCCGTGATCGGAGATGTGAACGTGGGTGGGTCGGGCGGACTCTTCCAGCATCACGCTGCCAGGTGGGACAGTCTGAAAGCCTACGCCCAGTCGACGGGTCGCCACTGGACAGACTGGCAGGCGCAGGTCGACTTCGCCTTGCGAGAGGCAAAGCAGATGGGTCTGAGTCTCACCCACTCCGACGCCTCCAAGGCGTCGTACGAATGGACGGTCAGGTTTGAGCGCCCGGCGAACGCAGAGGCGAAAGCGAAGCAGCGAGCTGGGACGGTCGCCAAGTACAACTATGGAGGCGCTGCCAGTAGCAGCGGTAGTGGAAGTGGGGCCCCGGTAGTGCCACAGAGCGGAAGTGCCATTCCGGCGGCAGCGTCAGAGGAACTGAACGTTCCGACCGGAGGCTCCTGGTTCCGTGTCGGCAGCGAGTACATTGTTGCCTACCGGTTCTACGGCAACGATCAGAAGACCGGACCGAGCCAGATCGTCTACTACCGGGCATCTTCGCCGCCTCCTGGCCAGCAGATCTTCTCGGAAGCCCAGTACAAGGAGTGGTCGAAGTCGGGCTTGTGGACTGACGGGGGAACCGTCGACGCCTTCCGTGGCGTGAAGAAGGGCTTGTCCTACCAGGATCTCGTCAACCAGACTCTCCTCGAATTGGGCCTGGCAGGGACAGACGCTCTGACGGATGGCGGGGTCATGGCGATTATCGCCTTGGCTATGACCCGGGAGATGTCGCCGGAGGAGCTGGCGAACCGGTTGAGGCAGACCAAGTGGTATCAGGCTCGCACTGACAAGCAGCGTGAGTGGGATGACCTGTCCGAAGCTGAGAAGGATGCTCGGGCTGTCGACGAGGCGATGAAGCTGGTCGGACTCTGGTTCACGTATGTCGGTGAGGATCTCGACGTGTCGGCCTTCGACACGGACAAGGACGGGGTGATCTCTGGTGCGGAGCTGCGTGCAGGCAATCGTGACTTGTTTACCTGGTCGATGCGGGTCGCTTCTGGTCAGATAACCCAGGCTCAGGCGGTGAACAGTTGGGTGAAGGCTGTCGCCGGAGAGAGCGCCGATTCGCCTTGGTCTCGGACTATCCGTGACGAGGAGAAAGCTCAGGGTCAGCATGGCGTCGACCTGTCGAACATGGGTGGTCAGATCCGGGACATGTATGAGGAGTGGGGGATTCCTATCACTGATGCCAAGCTCGAGAAGCTGGCGAGCGACGTGGTCATGAACATCATGTCTATCGAGGATGTCGAGGCGGAGCTTCGTAAGGCGGCGATGGGTCTCTATCCGACCAAGCCTGAGGGCTTGTCGACTCGTCAGTGGGCGGAACCGTACATCCAGACGTACATGGGAGTGTTGGAGGTTCCCGAGGTGGGATTGACCGATGCTCTGCTTCAGCGTGGGCTTCGTGATGGAGCGACCTTGGCTGACTTTGAGAAGACTCTCCGGTATGACGACCGGTGGCTGGGGACGAACAATGCTCGTGTCGAGATGAATGACAAGGTGTCGGCTCTTGGAAGGCAGATGGGGTTCTGATGACGGCTCCTGGTCCTTTGAACGAGGTTCCTGTCGGGGGTGGCGCTCCGCCTTCGGCTCCGGCCCCAGCTCCAGCGCCCATAGAGTTCACCCTGCTCGACGACATCCGATCTCAATATCCTTGGCTCGAGGTGATCGGACTCGACTCGTTCGTCATTGGTGTGATCCGTGATGGTGCCTCGATCGATGAGGCGCTGGCGAAGGTCCGGGGGACAGCCCAGTACAAGGGTCGCTTTCCTGGAATGATCGCTGCTGATGGCCGCCGGCGGTTCACGACGGAGGCTGACTATCTCCGTGAGGAGCAGAACTATCGCCAGGTGCTCATCGACTTTTCGGCGTTCGACCCAGCTCAGGATTCCCCTCAGGACTATCTGGCGTTCCTGGACCAGGGGATCCAGCCGCAACAGTTGGAGCGTCGTTTCCAGGTGTACCGGGCGTTGGAGCGTGGCAGCCAGGAGCTTCGTGATGCCATGTATGTCTACGGGAACATGGACGTCTCAGTCGACGATCTCTACCAGGCGACAGTGTCACCTCAGTTCCGCCAGCAGATGATCTCCACGTATGACGAGTCGGTCGCTAAGAGCAACCTCGACTACGAGACATTCCTGACTCGGGCTACGGAGCGTGGGCTCTCTCGGGTGACGGAGACTCTTCGCAACATGCAGACGTTGGGGTTGGTGTCGGGCGATGCGGTCTCGCAGATGTTGTCGATTGACCCGAACTTTGCCCGGGAGATGATGGGGTCTCTGTTCCAGTCGTCGCCGGCTGACACGGCGACTATGGGTATCGACGAGCTTCTGTCAGCGTTCGACTATGCGATGATCGGGTCGGCTGCGTCGCAGTCGGGCTTTGGCCTGCCGACGAAGGAGCGTCTCGAGGAGTTCCGTACTGCTGGAGTGGATCGGGCTCGGGCGTTGCGTGGGTATTCGGAGGCGGAGCTTCGGAGGAGCGGACTCGAGTCGATGGCTGCTCGAAACAACCGTGGCAGTCTCGGCCAGGCGAACTTGGAGGATGCGTTTGTTCTCGGCTTGGCGCCGGCTGCGGCTGATGTCACTCGCCTTTTCGAGCAGGAGCGTGCGCTGGGTAAGCAGGGGGCTGGGTTCTCGAGACAGGTGGATGGCCGACGTATCGTTCAGCAGGGAAGGGGGTACTGATGGCGAAGCAGAATGGCAGCATCAAGGTCGCTGGCGGCCGTAAGCAGAACGGCAAAGTCAACCAGAAGTGACATTCCGGTGCTGGTTCTCGGCTCTGAGCTGATAATCAGCACCATTTTGTCGGGGTAAGGGCCTCTCGGAGACGGGGGGCCTTTACACGTTTGGGGCGGCCTTATGAATCCTTTCTGGAGTCCCCCCGGGCTTCAGGGAGCGTACGACACCGGGAGTAGGAGTAGGAAATGCCCATCACCATCGTTGACGAGGCCGGAAACGAAATCGACATCGACAAGGCAGATGGGGGCACTCTTCGTAAGAAGCTGGAGGAAACACTCCAGCGGAACAAGACCCTCGAAGAGCTGGCATCCACCTCCGCAGCCAAGGCGGCTATCGGAGAGCA